TTGCAAGTTTTTTGGTATTATTAAGTATGATGGTAATATTACCATTTCAGCGAACAAATAATATAGTTGATGGACCAGGACAGCCTCTGTTTGTGATAGCGTGGGTTATACTAATAATGTTAAATAGCAATAGATAAAAAACGGCGTTTTAAATCTTCAAGGGTGTAATATTTATTTTTTTTTGTTTATTTTTCATATTTCCAACATAAAAAGGTTTTATAATATTATCAAAATTTTCAATAAAATATTTCCCTTGATGAATAGCATATGGTTTTGAAATATATTTTAAATATAAATAATATAAATCTTTATGGTAGTATTTGAATAATATTTTTTTTAATATATAAATTAATAAAATAAAAATTATAAAATATATTAACATTTATACTATATAATATATAAATGTTAAAATCTATTCGCTTTCGGCCCCCTGAATATTCATTTTTAATATTAGCATCATGATCTCGATAATTTATCCATTCATTATTAAATTCAAGATTAATTCAAGTTATTATTATGTCTTAGCACATAAAAAATAAAATTGATAATATTAATACATTTAAATATTAACATTATTAAATTATTATAATATAATGAGTAATACATTAATATCTGACCTATTATTAGAATTAGCGAAACAACGTGAAGAAGATGGTGATAATTGGCGTGCACGTAGTATGAAAAAGGCAGCATTTGCTATAAAAAAATATCCAGATGTAATTGAATCTGGTGCAGATGCTGTTAAAAATATTAAAGGTGTTGGCAAAGGTGTTGCAAAAAGAATCGATGAAATACTTGAAAATGGTTATCTCTTAGAACTAAAACTAGATGATAGTAAAATTCAAAAGAAAAATGCAATAAAGCAGTTATTAACTGTCACAGGTATTGGTCCAACCAGAGCCAAAAAATATGTGAATGAAATGAATATCACGTCAATAGATGATTTAAAATCACAAAGCCAACTAGGTAAAGTTAAGTTAACACATCATATTGAGATGGGTTTAAAATATTATGATGACCTTGAACATAGAATACCATTTGATGAAATTTTACAATTCAAAAGTTTATATCAGGCAATATTTAGTGAAATATCAGATAATATAATTTGGGACGTATGTGGTTCTCATCGACGTGGACAACCAACAAGTGGTGATATGGACGTATTATTTACATTAAAAAATAGATCTAGTAAAGATAAAAAGAATTATCTGAAATTAGCAGTAAAATCAATGAAAAAAGCGAATATTTTAGTTGATGATTTAACTATAACTGGTAGTACTAAATATATGGGTTTTTGTAAATTATCTGAGGAGATGCTTTCGAGAAGAATTGATATACGATATGTACCATACAAATCGTATTATACTGCATTATTATATTTCACCGGATCTAAAAAATTCAATGTAGATATGAGGAATATTGCAATTGCGAAGGGATATAGTTTAAGTGAATATAGTATGACTAACACCGAAACTGGTGAAGAAATTATGTTCAATTCTGAAAAAGAGATTTTTGATCTATTGGGTATGACTTATTGTCTACCCCATGACAGAAATGAAGAATAATTAGATATTTTTATACAATAAAAAAGGAGAGGGTGTTATATGGGTACAATATAACTACTTTCAACTAAACAACTCTTGTTGGGATCACACTAACACTCTTATAATTATCTTTATTTTTACTGTATTTTGACATTACCCATATTACAACATAACTGACAAATCCTAAAAATGTTATAAATCTTGTAAAGGCAATTGTGTAACTATTTTTCATTAGTCCTTGAACAACGAAAAGTAATTCACTAATACAACCTAATATTAAGGCATAAATTGAAAAAGAACTAACATCAAAAGATTGCTCAGTTTTTATAAATTGAGTTACGTATCCACCCATTCCTAGTACAATGGCCAATAAACCTAATATTTCATCCATACAATTATCTTTGTGGCAATATATTGGTATTTTATTAAATAATTTTTTAGTTGGCATATATAATATAACTATATTTTATTATATATATTTATTGATAAATTATTTAGCAGCCATTGTAACAACTATTATTACAGCAGCCATACCTATTACTGCTAATGCACAGTTTTCATTTGTCATTTTATTTTGAAATGTTTCTACTTTTGTGTGTTTTGTGTGTTTTGTGTGTTTTGTGTGTTTTTTCTTTTTTTTGGTTGAAATTGATTCATTCAATGTACCGAATTTCTCTACTATTGGTGAGTTAGGTCCTTGTGTATTATATGGATTTCTATATGTAGGCATTGTACCTAAATAATCATTACTATATGGGTATGTTTTATAATATGGATTAATTTTATATTCAAATCCGGGGTAAGGATAAAAAGGACTACTAGAAACCATTAATGGATTTGATGGTTCTAATACAGGTTGTTCAACTGTGTATTTCTCAGAATCATATAAATTTTTAAAATCATTTGAGAATTGATTACCTCTCACAAAATTAGCATTTTCAGTATAATTACAAACTAATCCTTTTACTTTTTGTTTTGGATGATAATTATAAGTACATGTTTTAATATCATATGGAGTATTTAAAAAATATGATTTTGGCTTGATATTATTACCAGGATCTTCCATTTGTTCTCTTGGTGGCGCAAGTAATGTATGAGATATTTTTCTTTTAAAATCAAGGCTTAATGGTGCATTAGATTGATTTATTCCTCTTGGATCAAATGGTGATTCAACATTTGGTACTGATAAATTATTTAATGGCCTAGGTGGTATTGTCGAAACATTAGGATTTATTATTTTAGATCTTAACATTATTTACTTATAAAATAAACATAGATATTATTATTTTACATATCTATATGCAATTTTTTCACCCATTGAATTACTTTTTCTATATATTCTAAAAATATCTCCTGTTTTTGCACCATAATATCTTGATATTGGGTCTGTTTTAAAAACCTTTGGCAATTGATTTATTGTAGATTTATATTTTATAAGTAAATCTTTAATTTCATCTTTTGATAATAATTCATGCTTAGGTACTAAATCATGTTTTGTTATATTGATTAATAGTCGATCAATAACAAAAATCTCTATATTTTTATTTTTATCTAATAATAATTCTTTCATTATAGTTTGATTACACTTATCTCTTAAAACAATAATAACACTTGATTCATTATCTAATTCTAATTTTGAAGTAACATTATAGAAGTCCTTTTTTGTAAAATTTTTTAATTCAGTAAAAAATGTTATGTACATTTGATTATTGTTATCTGAATGTTCAACTGTAAAATCAAAATTATTGTTATCATAAATTGTAGAAAATTCATTAAAACCAACAAATAATGTTTTTGGAACAGTGTAATGTCTATCTTCTAACATTTCTAATAATGTTTTTCTTACTTTAAAATATTTATTTTTCATTCTTTGATGATAATCCATTTTAATATATATATATTATATTATTTAATTATTATTTATATAGTTTATATTTTTTCATTTTTTTATTAATTTATATTATGGAATTTATTATAAATAAATTAGATAAATTTGATATTGAAATGATTAAAGTTTTTCAAAATTATAATTTTTTTTTAGATATAAAAAAAAATGTAAATAAATGTTATGATTACTATTATGAGAGTAAACAATTTTTTTTTAATTTTAAATTAAATAAATTTTACAAAAAGTATGAAAGTAAATATGTAATTGATTTAATTACTAAAAAAAGAAATCCAAATGATACATTAGATTTTTTATTTATTACATATTTTTTTAATATTGATTATTTTATAAATATATATAAATCTCATGCAAAAGCAATAAATAAAAATAAAAAATGCATGATTTATTTTTTTAATTTTAAACCAAATGAAATCTTTTATTTACATGATAAGGATTTATATAAAAAAAATAAAAATTATAATACAAATGACATATTAAATTTATTTAAAATATCAAATTATTTACAAAAAAAGAATATACCATTACCTTCATATATTCATTTTGTAAATATTAAACCAGATGATAAAAAAATAAAAGTTATGGATGATAAATACTTAAAAGAAAATTTAGATAAATCTAATAATATACCCAATAATACACAAAATAGTAAAATTAAATGTTTTGATTTTTATAATATGTATTATGAGACGGATAGTTCAGAAGATGAAGAAGATGATATGTATCTAAATATAAAAATAAGTGAAGAAGACTCTTCAAATTTATTTGATCCAGATACTATTTCAGAAACAGAACCTGTGTCAGTGCCAAAGTCTGCACAAGAATCAGTGCGAGAGCCAGTGCAAGATCCAGTGCAAGAATCAGTACAAGAGCCAGTGCAAGATCCAGTGCAAAAGCCAGTTCAAGAATCAGTACAAGAGCCAGTGCAAGAATCAGTGCAAGATCCAGTGCAAGAGCCAGTACAAGAGCCAGTGCAAGAGCCAGTGCAAGAGCCAGTGCAAGAGCCAGTGCAAAAACAAGAGCTACTTTTAGAACCAGAGCCACTTTTAGAGCCTGTTTCATATTTAGCATCAGATCAATTACTAGATAAAGAAATAGTAGAAGAAATTGTTAAAGATGAAAATAAAACAAAGAAGGTTAATAAAAGAAAAAAGAAAAAAGCGAAAAAGAAGAATAACAATGAAATTATAATAGATTTGGATAGTTTCTAATCTTGTATATATATATATATGAATAAATTTAAAACAGTGATTGTTGGTGATTCAAATGTTGGTAAAAGTTCAATATTATTGAAATTAGTCCATCGTAAATTTAAAAAAAAAAAACATCCAACAATTGGTATAGATTTTTTTGCATATCGTTTTAAAAAAAATAATAAACAAATTAAATTAATTTTATGGGACACTGCAGGTCAAGATAAATTTGAATCAATTGTAAAAATTTATTTTAAAGATGTGCATATATTATTTGTTGTTGCAGACATATGTAATAATATAAGTTGTATTAATATAAAAAAATGGATTGAAAAAGTATGTAAAGAAAATATTAATTCATCAATTTTTAAAGATAATAATGTTGATAATATACCAATTATAGTATTATTTAATAAAGTAGACAAGAGAAATATAAATACTTTGCAATCAAGTGATTGTAAAAATATTATTAAAGATTTATCATTTAAATACAAAAATATAAAACATATTGAATTATCTGCTTTAAATGGTAGAAATTTTGAAAAATTACAAAATATTTTTATTGATACTATTTTTGATAATTATAATGATATTCTTATTAAATCTGAAAATAATGATACGAATATTAATTATTGTTATGGGGATAGATATAAAGATGTTGATAATTTAGATAAGATAAATTGTTGCAATATAAATTAATTAAATTCTTTATATGACAAATTAGAGATATACCATTTTTGAAAATTTGAAACAGTTCTTCTTATATCTTTCCATAAATTATTTGGTTTACTGTTTTCACAATCAAACCTAATTGATGATGAATAATCCCAAATTGCTTTTTTAATATTATTAGAGGTATAATTATGATGTTTATTCATTATGTTCTTTATTATACCCGGGACACAATGAAAATCAACTGATGCTTTTATTATTTTTAATTCATAATTTGGTTTAATTAATTTAAATTCTTGTGTGCTATCATTTAAGTCATTTTCTTTTATTTTTTCTATAATTTTAGCAGAATTTTTTAATAATATCATATCACCTTTCATTCCCCCATAAAAAACTCTTAATAATAATGCACATGAATATTGATTATCACTCCAAATATATTTAATTTCATCTGTATGATTTACATATTTATATTTTTTATTACATATAAAATATAATAATCCTAATAACCAATTTAACCAATTACTCCAACCTTTTTCAGTTGCCATCATCCAAACTAATGTATTATAATGATTTGCAACTTGTTTGTAACAATCAAACTTATCTTCAATTATTATAATACAAAATCTTCTTAAAAATTGTGTCAATCCTGTCTTAAATCTTATCAACTCACATGCGCTAGATATTGCCACATCTGGTAGATTTCTTCGAACCGCTTTTTGTATATTACTTTTTAATAAAGATATTTTTTGATAATTAAATTCTCTTCTACCGTAATTAGATATATCTTCTATATCGATATCACTTGTGAATGTTATAAGTCTAGGTCTTTTTATCTGTTTTATTACAGACGATTTATTAATATCGGTTTTCCAATTTGTCTTTCCTGGTTCACATAAATTAAATACATTTAATTTTTTTTTAACTAAAAAAGAACACATTGATGTTTGAATTGTATTTGATTTCTTTTTTGACATAAATTATCTATTCTAAATATAATTAAATATTAATTAATTATATTTATATCAATTTTTAAATTTATTCTATATTATACAAATATTCATATATTCTTTTCGATAAACAAGGTCCTAAATTTCTTTTATCATTTATAGGTAAGTCTCTAATCATTGTTTCTGGATCTTTTATTGTTTCATAACATCGGACTAAATCGCTCATGCAAATATATTCATTTGCAATTAGCTCACCTATTTTAGCTGATACACCTGGTATTTGACATAGTTGGTTTATAAAACACATATTTTTATTAACATTTTCTTTTTTTTTCTGATTTAAAGAATTAATATAATCAAACTTTTGTTCTTCTGTATTTTTACCATTTTCTAATATATGTTTTCCATTCTTTTTTATTTGTGATAATAATTTATTTAAAAATTCTGCTGTATCTTCTACTGATCTGGTTGTATGTACAAAAATACCATCTCGTACCATTGTATTCACGATACAACTTTGTATTGTAGAATTTTTTAAATTATGATTATAACTTGAATATTTTTTAGGTTTATCATCTTCAATGATGTACATAATTCTTATGTTTTCTCTCCTTTTTAAAATTAATCTAGCTTTTTGTTCACGATAGCGTCCATCTTTAACTGATGATGATAAATCACTTATTGTTTTTCTTTCAACAATTAATACTAATTTATCATCTAATATAAAATGTACATCACCATTATCTAATGTACTTATCTCTGTTTCTGGTATAAGACTAATTAATTTGTGTTCTCTATTATCTAATATCATTTTAACTTTCATTATAAAAGAGTGTTTATTAATATTACACTGTTTATTCTTTTAAGTATTTAAACATATCATTGTATAATATTTCATATGGTAAAAATAATTTCTGAAATAGGTATAAATCATAATGGCTCTATTGATAAATGTAAAGAGCTTATTATGTTATCAAAGGTAGCGGGTGCAGATTATGTAAAAATTCAAAAAAGAAATCCAGATGTTTGTGTTCCAGAACATCAAAAAACAAAAAGACGATTGACACCATGGGGTGAGATGAGTTATTTAGAATATAAATATAGGATTGAATTTAGTGAAGAGCAAATTAAAGAATTAGTTGAATATAGTAATAATCTTGGAATTGATTTTTTTGCATCAGTATGGGATTCGGATAGTGTTGATGTAATGGCTAAATATACAAGAATTGCAAAAATTGGCAGTGCATCTATTACTGATATTAAATTGTGCAAATATGCTAGAGAAAAATTTAATTTTCTTATTATATCAACTGGAATGAGTACAGAAGAGGAAATAGAGAATTGTATTAATGCATGTAATCCAGATGTAATTATGCATACAAATTCAACATATCCTTGTCCAGTTGAAGATATTAATTTACGATATATTGAAAGAATGAATGAAAAATGGGGACCAAAAAGTGATCAAGGTTCTTCTATTGGTTATAGTGGTCATGAATATGGATTAGTTACAACTTTCGCTGCTGTTGCAATGGGTTGCACATGGGTAGAAAGACATGTCACTCTTGATAGAAATATGTGGGGTAGTGATCAAAAGTCTTCAATTGAACCAAGTGGTTTAATTAAATTAGTGAAAGGAATCAGAGACATTGAATCAGCAACTAAATATGATCCAGGACCAAGACGAATTTTTGAAGGTGAGCAATCTAAAAGAAAAAGTCTTAGAAAAGTATAATAATTATATTGAATATATATATATATATGCAAAAAAACATACGATTTTTAATTATGGGTATATTAATATTATATATATTATCCATTAATAAATTTATAACAAATGAAATTAATAATACACTTAGATCAAGATGGGCAAAACTTGCTGTAATGATATTAGTTGTATATTTGGCTGATAAAGACCCATTAATTTCTGTTTTACTAGCAATATCATATCTTGTATCATTAAATAGTTTTAAATATTTAGAAGGGATGGATAATAATGAATGTAGTATTCTACCTTATGTAGCTATTATAAGAGATTACCGTTCTAATTATTTCGCATTAATAAAAATAATGAAAGATAAAATTAATGTCTTGTTTGATCCTCAGTTAGATATTCCTGATTGTTCGGCAACAGCTCTTAGTGACAAAGGATTTAAAGATTTTTTTAATGACATTCAAAATTCTTCTAATTGGGATTCGAAACAAATTGGATGTGCTTTTGGTGATTATAATTTAAAAATTACATTTAATATAAATGATGATAATGGAAAAAAGAAAGCACAGGGAACATTAACATTTGTAATACATGAAACAGATGAAATTAAGATTCCTTTTTGTAAAAAAGATGATAAAACCGTACTTCATTACAAATATGATAGAGTAGATAGTTCATAATATCTTATAAATTTTTTAACTTTGAATAACAACATCTCCTAAAAATTTTGGGATAATATATTGTAATTCCATTGTAAGATTAACAAAGAAATTAAGAGTTTTTAATATCCAATACAATATTGGTTCGAATGCAACAATAAGTTGTGTCCATTTTTTAGAGATTGGTATTGTTTTAGAGTATGCTGGATTCCAAATAAAACTATGGATAAAATCATATAATACTGTATTATAATAAGCTGTTAATAGTGTTGAAAAAAACCAATGCAGTAAACTATTATTACTTTTGACCAAGTGTCTATTGTCATATTTATAAATTTAGTGTCTTTAGATGGACTAAAATTTATATATATATTATTTATAGATTATAATTAATCTATATATAAATCTATATAAATATGTCTAACAATGATGATGAAATAATGTGTGCAATTTGTCAAAATACTGAACAAGGTACATTTACAAAATTAGAGTGTGGTCACGATTTTCATTGTGAATGTGCAATTAAATGGTTTAGATCTGGTTATTCAGAATGTCCGATGTGTCGTCAATACCCAACTGAAATACTACATGGATGGGAATGTCGTGGTCACAGATTAAGATTTTTAATTAAAGAGGGTATGAAAAAAAAAGCTTCTATCAGACATAAAAATTTAGTAACAAATATTAAAAAACGGAAAACAACGTGGCGATCAAAAAGAAATAAATTTCATAAATATCTAAAATCTAAGAAATACAAAGATGTTATAAAACGTTCAAAAAAGTTGAGAGCACAATCAAATACTTCGTATAATAGGATTGAAAGGATGGAATGTAAATTATTGGCTGAATTTAGTCATATTTCTGCTAAGTACTTTATATAATTATAATTCTTTTAGGAAATTGAAACTATGTCTGAATCTGTTGTGCTTTAAAATAAAATGAAATAAATAATATTAATTGTTATTTAAAAATAAAATCACAATATAATGTAGGGATGGGGTGTAAAAATTCGAAAAATATATTATCTGACTACAATAATATTTTATTGATAGATTATTTAAAATATGATAATGTCCGACCAGTGGTAAAAAAGTTTTTATATCAACAAAAAATTAACTCATATAGTTTATTTTTTGTTAATACAGAAAATAGAGGATTCAAACAAAATCAGATACTATTAGTTGACATGGCAACATATTATTCTATCAGAATTCCAAAAGTTTGGATTATTGTCTTAAATATATCTAATAGCGGCGCAATATTGGTTAAAAATAGTTACAATTCTATTATTGATAAAATTATGTTAACCGAGATAGTTATTTGAAGATATAAAAAAAATTGATTTATAATTAAATAATTTTGCTACATTTTATATACAAAATAAAGTATAGTCAATATGATTCCTATCGGACAACCACTACAAATGTCAGCCAAACAGCGTAAATTACTAAAAAAACGCGAAAAGCGTGAAAAACGTAATGCTGCCAGGCTTGAAGAACGTAAAGACTCTTCTGAGAGAGAACAGCAGATTCTTCGCATGTTTACTAATAATACACATGAAAGGATTAAAAAGACAATCAATAAGGTTGTACGCAAAAACATGGGTACTCATAGTGGCATCGTGATTAAAACAGGTGAAAGATTTAGTATCATCAAGACTAGTCTTGATGATTCTAGTAATACTATTACTATCAAGATTCATCCATCGAATATTCCAAATGAATATATACCCGAAGTTTGTGATAAGATTAGTATCAATATTTTTGAAGCTACTTATGGAAATGGAAATATTCAATATGAAGTAGCACGCGATGACAAAATTGTTCTTTTGTTAACAAAACAAGATGCCATTAAAGAGAAACGCACTAATTATATTAATAGTTTTCTAAACAACTATGATAATGTTGTTATTTGCACTGAAAAGGGCGAAGAGACTACAAGAGGTGGTGCATCTCTTACAATATTCAAATTTAGTAAGACAAAGGGTCATAAATTTAAAGCAATTATCACGAATAATACCGAGATATCAGTATTATCGAGATTTGTGAGAAAACCATTCTCAATCGAAGATTATCAGGATGATCCCAAGGATGATTCCAAGGATGATTCCAAGGATGATCCCAAGGATGATCCCAAGGATGATTCCAAGGATGATTCCAAGGATAAGGTCATTGAGGAAAAATATTTCATTGTTCAATTTGGATCTAATAAGAGTACTACACGTGGGCAAAAGGCCATGTATATTACTGATGAAGAGAAGAATGATATTATTGCTGATTACAAGAATAGCCGTCGCAAAGAATCAATTAAGATTGAGAAGATGAATGCTAAGTCGAATAATGCAAAAAAGACAAAGAAAACCATAACATCTGGTTTTGCTGCAGCATTTTCGGATGATAGTGATTCTGACGATGAGTAATAATATTATTAGTATTTAAAAACTATTGTAAAAATAGTTTATTTTATAAAATAAAAAAATGACACTAAAAAAACTAACTAGATTGATTTGTTGAAGTGAGTAGTTTTCTCTCGATGGGAAATATATTTTCAGGTTGTTGCTATGGTTACGCCGGTGGCGTAAAGCTTAGTTCACAAGATAAATATAGGATTTATGAAATAGTGGACAGTGTGAACTATTTAAGTTGTCCTTGCAAATTTACCATTATCGATCGGAAAAATGGTAAAAGAAAAAAAACCGTCTTTAATGTCAATGGTGGGCTGACAGAAGAGAGTCAATCTCATTACATGATTGTTCAACAGAGGATAAATAAAATTAGAAGATTTTTTTGTCGTCCTCAAAATGATCTCACTGAGATGGGGCAAATTTATTTTCAAATAAAGCTCCCTGAGATCAATGAGCATATTTCTCATATGTTAAATACGAGTATAAGAAGTGCCGGAAATATTTCACTTGGTAGTAATGATCGGTCGATGCTAATAAGTTATATTAGTAAACTATCAAACCTAATCCGTGTAAGCAGAGAAATTATTACGTCGGTGGATGACATAAAAAATAAAGTTGTTGGAAATGATGATCTTATATCTGAGCTTGATAAAGAAAAAGTATGTAGCTGGATTAATTCAATATTAAAACTAGGATACGTACAAACTGATACAGTAATGGAAGACAAGGATAAGCAAAAATATGCAAAGAAATGGACAAAATTGCAGAAGCGTCAACAATCAATTTATTTCAACATCTATTTACCTGGGATTTATGTTCCTTGTAATTTGGTTCGTATTGACGACACAGGCTACGGATTTATGATTGAATGGGATGATAGTGATGGTGAACGTCAAGTGATGGAATATATTCCTCATGACAAGCACGACGAGTAATTTGTTGAAGATATATTATAAAAAAATGACATAAAACGTAGTTTTACGCAATTTAATAAAAATTGACACCCAAAAATATTTACACTAGGGTGATTAATTAATAACCAAAACACATACCATGAATCATATTTATACAACCATATTGGCGTTCCTATACTATGCTGGTCAGGCGTTCACTCTATCATGGGGTCTTGCACCGTTCAAGAACACTTCTGTGAGCGGAGAAAATATCGATGGAAACCTGTTCTTTATTACCCTCTTATTTGCAAACCTGACTTTGGGTCCACTCAAGGCTCTGATTGCAGAGTATACCAGACGGAAAACGGTACTGCGTTTCTTATTCGCAACCCAGCACGTTTCCTTTCTGATTCTTCTCTACTGTCTATGTCTGGCGAGAACATCTGGTTTATCTGATCAGAATAACACAATGCTGTTCAGAGCAGTAATCGTGTTCTTATCTTTCGGGATGGTCGCACTGTCTGCAACAGACAGTGCGATTGACAGAGTCGTATCTGGATCCTTGGGTTCAGCAACATACGCATTCGTGTCCACCTACGGGCAGAAGGTAGGTGGAAAGATGCTGAACGCACTTTTTCAAGATGCCTTCAAAACTTCCCCATTGATAGTCTTCTATTCCATGTGCGCTATCTCTTTGATAGTGTTATATTGGCAGTTCACCTGTCTCATATCACCCGAACTCTCAGAAAAGGAACAACCAAGACCTCGACATTCTTTTTGTAAAACCGTTTGTAAAACCGTGAAGAATATCGCGAATTTGGTATTGTTTCCTCCCTTCTTGATGATTCTTTTGGAAGCACTATTCCTAGACATGATCCAATCATCCTTGAAGGCTTTCATGGTCCACGCTAAGAACGATGAAGGAAACTACTTCATGGGAAGTGCGGGTGCCACTACACTATCAACCTTTGAGCTCATAGCAGTGCTTTTAGCTGCAAAGACTCTGTGGGTCGCTCTAAATAGAGAGACCAACTTCCAGAATTCATGGCAGCAATGGAGCATCATTCATGCCGTGTTCTCGGTCACACGAGTAGCCTTGACGAGCTACTTAGTCTCACTGATCCATATATTTAAGGAGCCTGTGTCAGATGGGGTGGAACCATATGGTTTCCACTACCATCGTAGCGGTAGCGAATTCCTTTATAGGACTGATGACCTGGATGACAACTTGTTCTACATCACCATTTTGTTGGTGATGTTGAACGCAATATCAGACACCTTCTCTTCGGCTTTTTTGTCGATGGTGTTTGCTAAGAGGGCGGAAGAAACAGGCATCAGCCTGGCGGCCCAGGAAGGTATTGTTCGTGCAGCACAATACCTTCCAATGTCTTTAGCATTCCTGAGACACGTCGGTATTCTGTCCTTCTACAAAGGTGTACAGATGGAGACCTTAGTTGGTCTCGGTATATTCTGTTGCCTATACATATGCCTCTTTGTCTGGAACAAACGCTCTCTTATGAGTTAAGACCGAATAGTCGGCCTTGGTTTCTAACAAAGCCGATTAAAATTATAATTAAATATACAACATACTCATTATTTGAGTGTCATTTCTGTTACTTACTTCATTATTTCCTTTAAACATCTCTAATCCTGCTTTGACATCTTCGTGGGTTATAACCTTCTTTTTATCTTTATCTAAACAAAATACTCGTTTGGCGTGTGTAATCTTTGTCATTTGTAGTAATGTTTCAATATCACCACCATAATATTTAAAATATTCTTTATTTTTCTCGAAAAAATCAACAGGAATGTCTTCATATTTCCATTCAATATCTGTAACCATCTTTTGGAAGATTAATTTTAACTGTTCTGGTGTATACCCATCTATTGAGAATCTAAATGGAAAACGTCTCTCTAAGCCTTTGTTATAAGCAAAAAAAGAATTTTTCAATGAATCTTTATAACCTGCAATAATACATATAAAATTTGTCTTTTCCTCTGTCAAATGTTGATTTAACGTATCTAAACATTCTTTTGAAAATGAATCACGGCCTTCTGGATTTCCTAGCGAATATGCTTCATCTATAAAAAGAACACCACCTTCTGCTCTTTTAATAACATCAGTTGTTCTGTGTGCCGTTTGTCCTAAGTATTTAGCAATAAAATCAGGTCTCTTAGCAATGATGAATTTATCTTTTTTTACTATTCCCATCGCTAAATAAATTTTAGCAATTAATTGAGCAACCATTGTTTTACCGCAACCAGGTGGTCCTTCTATAACAGTATGTAACATATTACTCGTATTCTTTTCAAAACCTTGTAAATAATAAATAATCATATTTACAATTGATTTCTTAATATCATCCATCCCGATCGTGTTTTTTAAATTATTTAATGGTTGAACAAGCTTATTTAATTTCTTTAAATTAATATTATACCTTATTTTGCTATTTGGATCATACATTTCACCTAATTTAATTAGATCATCAATAGTTTCTACATTCATTGAGATAATTTCATCGTAATCATCTAAACTAAATTCTTCATCAGATATTTCTGGTTCTTCATCATCTGGGGGATGATCTGGTGTATCTGGTCCATTATGGGGTGGTTGAAGAAATGGTGGTCTAGCAAAATGAATAATAAAACTAGGTTCAACATCTATTTTCCTTCTTTTATTCTGTCTTCTGTTTTTATTTCTTTTTCTATTTCTTTTATTATCATCATTTTTATTATCATCATTTTTATTATTATCATTTTTATTATTATCATTTTTATTATTATTTGAATTATTATGATCATCACTGTCACTACCATTGTCGCTTACATCACCTTCATCATCACTACTTAGATCAATATCTTTTGTATATTTAGATAAAATACTAGTCATATACTATATCCTAATATTATTTTTAAGTATATCTAATAAGTATAATACTTATAAATAATTATATATAATAATATTATATTATATGAAACAGAATAATGCTGTTATGAAGAAAGAAAGTGAAGAAATGTTTATTAAATTAAAAGCGGTTATAAAAATTCAAAATAGGTTTAGATATATTAGATCTTCACTAAATAAAATTAATATGAAATTAATTAAAGTACAAAATCATTTGTTTAATATGATTGAGAAAGTTCAAAATAATTATGAATTAGGAATAATTTCAAAGACTAGATATGATATTTTATTAATGGATATCGATGACATTAAAAATATATATGATAAAACACCGAATGTTCCAATAACAATATCATCACTAGAAAATGTTAGTATAATGTCTATTCAAGTATATGTTAGTTATATAAATCAAAAGATCTATGAATTATCACAAGAAACAGGAACATATAATGTGTCTGAAATGTTAGATATATTAGTTGGGGATGAATGGTGTGAAAATGTAAGTCAAAAATATATTGAAAATATCATATTTTTTGATAAAAATTTAAATATTTTTAAAACTAAAATTATTAATGATCAAGAAGAAATAGAAGATATTGTACAATTAGCTAAAAATGATAATAATAATTATCCATTTGAATTACCTTTTTCTAGTAGATCATATCCATTTATAACTAAAAGTTTTGTTGAAAAAATATTTGGTCTAAATTTATATATCCCCGTTAATGATTATTTTATAAAAATTACTGGAATTGTAAAACAAGATCCATTGAATATATGCATGAATAATAGATTATGGTCAAACAAATATGATGTTCTTAAAAAAAGTATAGATTATTTAAAATTACCTAAAGATTTCAAAGATAAATTTATCGATCAATTATCTCTAAGAGATTTTCTAGTATATACAGATACAGAATTAGTTACAAAAGTAAAAAATTCATATACTGCATTAAAAAAAATTCAAGCAAAAACTATTTCAGATGTTGTAAAAGATTTTATGAAATCCTCTCTTGAAAAACAAAGAGTATTATTAATATTATTATTACTATCTGAAAAAAATGATCAATTTCTTGCTCATATAATTTATGATATGATTTCAAACCCATCAAATTTACTTAAATCACAACTAAACTCTGATAAAATTTATCAGACATTACATTGGTCATTGCAAAGAATATTCAAAATAGTTTTCAAGAGTGAAGAAAAAAATATTGAAAGATTAAAAAATTTAAGTGTAGAAGATATACCATTTGAAAAAAGAATTTATTTAATGAAAACAAGTGAGAAGGTTAAAAAGAAAGCATTTGATAAATTAAGAGAGAGTAGTGGATCAAGAGAGAGTAGTGTTAAAGCACAACAATATTTAGAGGGATTATTAGATATACCATTTGGTATATATAAGAAAGAACAAATTTTACAATTTTTAGATGATTTTAAAAACAATATAGATTCATCTTTATCATCAATTAAAGGAAAAATTGATAAATTAAAATCTGATAAATTAGATGGTGTATTTAATGAAATTTTTAAATATAATAGCTTTACTACATACGAATCAGTTAATAAATTTATTAAATTTATAAAAAATGAATTAAATAATCTTTCTAAGATATTAAATAATTTTAATGATGTTGATAAAATTAAAAGCATTGATACTTTAACAGTTATTAATCCAATTATAAATGCTGAATTACTAGATAATACAATATCAAAATTAAAGAAGATCACAGAAATACGAAAAGCATTAGTTGATAATAATGTCAAAAATTTAGATAATTTATTAAGAATTGAAAATGAATTAATTACAATACAAAATGATTTAGGATTGAATGATATAGATGAGGAAGATAATAATAATGATATTAATTCATCTGAATATGAAATTTTACTAGAAAGTATTAATTTGTTAAATAAATTAATTTCTGATTGGGATATGCACAATAAAAATAAGAAAAAATATTTAGAAAATATTAGAGATACATTAGATGAATCTATTTATGGACACAAAGAATCTAAATTACACATTGAAAGAGTATTAGGACAATGGATGAATGGTAAGATGAAAGGAACTATTTTTGGTTTTTGTGGACCACCTGGTACTGGTAAAACAACCCTAGCAAAATATGGATTATCAAAATGTTTAGTTGACGACGATGGTAATAGTAGACCATTCTGCTTTCTACCATTAGGTGGTACATCAAATGGTTCAATGTTACAGGGTCATAGTTATACTTATCTTGGTTCAACATGGGGTAGAATTGTAGATTTACTAATAGAATCAAAATGTATGAATCCAATTATTTTTATAGATGAGGTTGATAAAATAAGTAAGACGGAAGCAGGTAGAGAAATTATAGGTATCTTAACACACTTAACTGATTTATCACAAAATCAAGAATTTATGGATAAATATTTTGCAGGAATTCCAATAGATGTTTCTAAAATAATATTTGTATTTTCATATAATAATAGAAATTTAGTGGATAGAATTCTATTAGATAGAATTACAGAAATTGAAATAAAACCCTTATCAAAAAATGAAAAAATAAAGATTGCTAAAAATTATTTAATGCCAGAAATACTTGATACAGTCGGGTATAATAAGGAAGATATAATTATTTCTAAATCAGATTTAGTATTTATTATTGAATCATATACTTATGAAGCCGGTGTAAGAAAACTTAAAGAAAAATTATTTGAAATAATTCGAGACATAAATCTAAGAAAAATAATGGGTGAAGATATCAGTATACCATATACAATTAAAAGAGAAGTAATTGAAGATATATTCTCTGAAAAATCAAAAGTGAGATTTAAAAAGATTGCAAAAGAACCACTAGTTGGAATGGTTAATGGTTTATATGCAACAGCTTCTGGAACAGGTGGTTTAACTTTAATTGAAGTTCATAAGACACTTACAGATAGAAAATTAGATTTAGAACTAACTGGTCAACAAGGTGATGTTATGAAGGAAAGTATGAAATGTGCAAAAACATTGGCATGGAATTTAATACCTGTAAGTCATAAGAAAAAAATAAATGAAGAGTGGGAAGATATTGGTACATATGGTTTGCATATACATTGTCCTGAATGCGCAACACCAAAAGATGGTCCATCTGCTGGTGCTGCAATTACATGTGCTATTATATCTAGACTAACTAATACACCAATTAGAAATACTGTTGCATTAACAGGGGAAATTGATTTAAACGGTAATGTTCATGTTATTGGCGGCGTTGATTCAAAGGTTGATGGTGCAAAACGGGCCGGTGTAACTAAGGTGTTATTACCACATGGTAATAAAGAAGATTATGAGAAATATGTAAAAAAATTAGAAGATGCAATGTCAGCTAGTATTGATTCAAATGTTGAAGATCATTCTAATGAGAATTATGTTGATGATATAGAGGTTGTATTCGTTAAAACAATACATGAAGTATTAAAACATATTTTAGTAGATAATGACATTATGTTTAATACAAATATCTAATTATTTGATTATTTTTAATTATTTTGAAAACTAATACAAATATCTAATTATTTGATTATTTTTAATTATTTTGAAAACTAATACAAATATCTAATTATTTGATTATTTTTAATTATTTTGAAAACTAATACAAATATTTGATTATTTGATTATTTTTAATTATTTTGAAAACTAATACAAATATTTGATTATTTTTATATTATCAAAATAATAAATTGATAATATATATATGAATATATTAATTTATTCTTTATTAGAGATACTTGGTGTATTTTTATTTTCACTGGAAGGTGTTTTTGTTAAAGGAATTGAAATGCATCCAATTATTAATGTATTTTTTACTTACTTAGTATATGCATTACTTAGTTTTAGTATTTTAGCAGTTACAGGTAAGATGAACATTGATTTAGGGAAAAAATTATTAGATAGTAAATTTATATTAGTTAATGTACTAAATATAATAAAAACAGCCGGCTTATATATTGGTTATAAGTATTTACCAATATCATTTGCAATTGTATTAAAAATGATGTCTCCTGCATTTATTATATTTGGTGATGCAATTTTAAATAATACTAAAATAAATTTAATAGAAGGTATCGGAATTGGTTTAACTCTATTTTTTATTATTATGATCTATCGAAAAGAATTATATAATGCTATTAAACAATTAAATCCTTTATTTATAATAGGTGTGATCGGGTTATTATTATTTAATATATTTAATGCATTCATTGTAATAAAATTACCAGAGTATATTAAAGATAGTAATCCAAATGAAGAAATATTTTTATCAACTACATTTGCATTTGGATTATTATCTCTTTTACTAATTGGATTATTATTATTTGGTATAAATTTATTTAAAAGATACAAAACAACAAGTATGTTAAAAATGATATTATTATTTTGCTTTACGTGTTATGGTGGTATGGGTTTAATATTTTTATCTGATAATAATCTAAATCCAATATTATTTTCATTACTTCAATATTCACAATTAATATTAGCATTTATATTTGGTTATTTCTTAGAAGGTGAACAGTTTTCAATTAGTAAGATTGTGATTATATTATTATTAATTGGATCAATTATATTAACAAATATTTACAGTAATAATAAAAATATTAAGAAGAAAAATAAAAGAATTATATCTAATATGACCATTCATCCATATTCAGAAAAAAGTATTGAATAAAAAATTATATTAATTATTTATTAATAAATATTTAAATATTATTTATTAATAATATATATGTCAAATAATAAGGTTTTTGGAACTAATATAAATGTATCGAAATTATTAAATAGTTATATTAATCGAATTAATAATCTTGTAAATAAATATCATATTGATCTATGTTTTAATTACGATAATATTGAATATAATCTTATTGAAAATTCAATATATAATAATTTATTAAAATTAATAGATAGATTAAAAGATATTTTCGATTATAATTTACCATGTTTAAATAATAATGAAAATAATATATCTAATATTGATTTTTTATTATGTAATATTGAGAAACATATAAAAAATACATTACAAATAGATCAAATATATATTGATAATTTAATTTCAGAAAATAAAGGAAAAAGATATATACCTATATTTATTAATACTAATACATATATTATTGAAAATATAAATATACCATCAAATATGTATTTTGTAATAGATAAAGATAATATAATCTTTAATGGACAATATAATGATATAAAAGTTTATAATTTTTATATAAATACAAATAAAATACAAGAATTTAAAGGATTAATAAAAAATGGCTCAGTAAATAGTAGTGGATTAAATAATTGTTTAATTACGAATTTATTTATTGATGGTAAAACAAATGGATCAATATTACATCATAGCGCTGGGTGGATTACACATAAATTTTTTGGTAATGGTGTAGAATCTATTTTAACAAATTGTTATTCAAATGGAGATCTAATTGAGGACTTTACAGGAGGTATATGTGGATCAAATAATGCACATAATGGAAATATAACAATTAATAAATGTTATTCATCCGGTAATATATATGGGAAATACAGTGGTGGAATTACAGGAAATAATTTTGGTGAAAACAATGGTTATGTTATAATAACAAATTGTTATTCACTTGGTGATATTGGAATTAAAAATAATATTAAAAATGGACAAGGTGGTATATGTGGTGGACATTGTGGTTATATAAATAGTGAAATAATTATAAAAAATTGCTATGCAATAGGTGATATTAATTCAGATAATAGTGGTGGAATAGTAGGACAATATTCTGGTTTTAAGTCATTAATAAATATTGTAAATTGTTATTCATCAGGATTACTAAATGGTATAAATGTAAATGGTATTGTTGGATCTAATAGTGAAATATCTGGTAATATAAATATAATAGATTGTTATTCATCTGATAATAATAATATTAATGATATAATTGGGAGTATAGGAAAACTTAATATAAATAATTGGCTAATTGTCAATAAATCATACCCAATTTTAAAAAATTTTCGAATAAATCAATGGGATAATAAATATTATAATAAGTATAACGATAGATCAAAATTTAAATAATAATTAAAAAAATTGAAATTAGAATACATAAAGTTATATTAATATATATATAATAATATATATATTATGAATAATATTATGAATAATAATTTTGATTGGGATAAAAAAACATGGGATGTATTGGATTCATACTATGCAAATAGAGATGTATTAGTAAAACATCATATTGAATCATTTAATAATTTCATAGAGATTGAATTACCAAATATAATAAAAAGAGAAGGTAAAAAAGTAATAAAATTTAATTATAATAAAAAAATTGAGAAATTTATGGATAAATATACAGTTGATTTTGATAATATCTATATAACAAAACCTGTAATTAATGAAAATAATGGGATTATAAAACAAATGTATCCAAACGAGGCAAGATTAAGGAATCTGACATATTCAAGTCCTATATATTGTGATATTAAGCAATTTAGAGAAACATATAATGAAAATACAGATACTTATGATAAGACAGATCTTAAATCACTAATTAAATTTAATATTGGAAAAATTCCAATTATGTTACAATCAAAGTTTTGTATTTTGAATGATAAAAGTGTATATACAAAAGTTGAAATGGGTGAATGTAAATATGATTACGGTGGATATTTTATAATTAATGGAAGTGAAAAAGTTTTAATTTGTCAAGAGAAAAAATGTGAAAATAAGGTCTATGTATTTCCAAGTAGTCGTGCGATGATGATGAAATATTCTCATATTGCAGAAATAACATCTGTATCAAGTTCTAGAACAAGAGGGTCAATTGTAAAAGCAATGATTCTTACAAAAGAATCAAGTTTTGGTAAAACAATTAAAATAACATTAAATAGAGTTAGAACAGATATACCATTTGCAATAATTTTCAAAGCAATGGGTGTTGTAACAGATAAGGAAATTGTAACTTATATATGTGGTGATTTAAATTCAGACGAATCCAAACAAATAATGAATATAATTAGACCTTCTCTTGAAGAGGCAAGCTCAATTGAAAGCAAGGAGATTGCAATCGAATATATATCTAATTACATTTCTGTTCATTTAACACATAGAAATGTTATTGATGCAGAAAAATATAAATTAAGATATGTTGAAGAAATTATAAGACAAAACTTATTTCCACATTTAGGTGATAATATCACTAAAAAAGTATTTTTCTTAGGACATATGATAAAGAAATTAGTATTACATAATATGGGTAAAATACCACCAGATGATAGGGATTCATTTATTAATAAAAGATTAGAAACATCCGGTTCATTAATGGCCAGTCTTTTCAGAGATAATTTTATTAAAATGGTTAGAGATATGAAAATATTAATTGATAAGGATATTAATGCAAACAGGGCGGATGATTTAGAAAACTTATTAGGTAAAAAAATAAAATCAAATACTTTGGAAACAAATATTAAATATGCTCTGGCAACTGGTAATTGGGGAATTAAAACTAGAATAAGTAGAAAAGGTATTGCACAGGTATTAGATCGAATGACATATTTATCAACTTTGTCTCACTTGCGCCGTGTAATGGCACCTGGTATTGCAGATGCTAGTTCAAAACAAGTCGAACCAAGAAAATTACATAATACACAATGGGGTATTTTATGTCCGAATGAGACACCAGAAGGAGGTAGTATTGGTGTAGTTAAAAATCTTGCAATGATGTCTTGTATTTCATATGATACTAATCCAGAACCAGTAAAAAAATGTTTAACAGAATATGGTTGTATATCATTAAACGAAATAATTCCAAGCGAGCTAAACATATATTTAAAAATCTTTATAAATGGAGATTGGTCACATGTTCATAAGAATCCAATAGAGATCTACAATAAATTAATAAATTTAAGAAGACATGGTGCAATACATATACATACCACAATTACATGGAACCGAAAATATAAGGAATTATACATCAATACAGATTATGGTAGAATATTAAGACCATTATATATAGTTGAGGATAATAATATAAAAATAACAAATAATGTTGTGGACGATTTAAAGAAAAATAAAATTACTTGGAATGATTTACTAATTAATCGTGATATTGTAGATTGTAATTGTGATATTACCTCTGATAAGAGTAGTTATATTGAATATATTGATGTAACAGAGGCAGATACATCAATGATTGCAATGACAATAGAAGATCTAAAAAAAAATAAAAAAGAAAATGATTACTTCTATAAATACACACATTGTGAAATTCATCCAGCTATGATATTAGGTGCATTGGTCTCAAATATCCCATTCTCAAACCACAATCAAGCACCGCGTAATTTATTCCAAGGTGCTATGGGTAAACAATCACTTGGTGTTTATTCAACAAATTTTAGAAATAGAATGGATACAATGGCTCATATATTACATTATCCTCAAAAACCTCTTGTAAATACAAAATCAAGTGAATATGTTCATAGTAATGATATTCCAGCAGGTCAAAATGCAATTGTAGCTATTGCCTGCTACACAGGCTATAATCAAGAAGATTCTTTAATATTTAATAAAAGTGCAGTTGATAGAGGATTATTTACATCAACTTATTATAGAACATACAAAGACGAAGAAAAAAAGAACCAAACAACATTAGAAGAAGAAAAATTTGGAAAGCCAATTAAATATAATGAAGATGGAACATTGTTAACATCTAGTATGAAAGCTGGTTCATATGATAAATTAAATGATGATGGTTTCATAAAAGAAAATGTACAAGTAAAAAAAGGTGACATTATTATTGGTAAAAAAACACCTATTAAAGGTGCAGGTATAGGAGAGCCAAAATTTAAAGATAGTAGTGTATCAATTAAAAAGAATGACACTGGTATAATTGATAAAGTATATGTTAATAAAAATGGAGATGGATACAGATTTTGTAAAGTTAGAATTAGAAATGATCGTAAACCAATTATTGGTGATAAATTTGCATCAAGACATGGTCAAAAAGGTACAATTGGTATTCTATATAATCAAGAAGATATGCCTTATACAGAAAGCGGTATTGTACCAGATTTGATTGTTAATCCATTCGCAATTCCAAAACGTATGACAGTAGCTCACTTAATTGAATGTGTATCTGGTAAAATGGGATCAGTTACAGGAAATAACATAGATGCAACACCATTTAATAATACAGATGTTCATAAAATAAGTGAAGTATTAACGGATAAATGTGGTTATAAATGGTCTGGTAAAGAATTAATGTATAATGGAAAAACAGGAGAACAAATCATGGTTGATATCTTTGTCGGTCCAACATTTTATTATAGGTTAAAACATATGGTTCTAGATAAGAGACACTCGCGTGATACTGGTCCATATCAATTATTAACAAGACAACCAGCGGAAGGAAGAGCAAGAGATGGTGGGTTAAGGTTTGGAGAAATGGAACGAGATTGTATGCTTGCACATGGTACTGTTCAATTCTTAAAAGAAAGATTATATGATACATCAGATAAATTCCAAGTACACGTTTGTAAAAAAACTGGTATGATCGCTGCTGCAAATCCATCGAAGAATGTTTATAAATCATTATTCGATCCTACTAATAATACAGACTTTGCAAAGGTTCGAATTCCTTATGCATCAAAATTATTCCTTCATGAATTAATGGCTATGGGAATTTCACCACACTTATTTACCAGTAGTGTTACAACAAATGTTGATAAAAATATTTAAGATTATAAAAAAATTTAACTATGATACATTTTTGACATTGTATTTATACTTGCCTTTGATTTACCAATAACTTTCTTATTATTATTTGCTGTACTTTTTGTTTCACTATGAGATTTATCCAAATCATCTATTTTATTTTGATTCATTCCTACCTTTGACTCTAATACACTAATCCTATTATTAATTAAATTATTTCTTTTGGTTTCGTCCTTTAAATCATTTGATTTCTGTTTTAAATCATTTATTTTATTTGTTGTTGTTTTAGTTATATTATCTATTTTATCATTTGATTCTTTTAATTGAGTTTTTAAATTTTTAACTTGATCACATGCATTTGTTGAGTCACATGTTTCATTATTATCTAATTTTTCTATAAAAAAATTAAAACATTGTTTATCATATAATAAAAATAACAATACCACAAGTAGTAATAAAATTATTTCTAATTTAAATATTTTAGATATCGATTTTAATATATCCATATATATTAAAACAATATATTTAATTCTATAATATTATTATGCAAGTGAATTTTATTCACGGGCTAATTAATGCAAGTGAATTTTATTCACGGGCTAATTAATGCAAGTGAATTTTATTCACGGGCTAATTAATGCAAGTCTTTTAACAGATATAATTTGGAGTTTAAAATAAAAGAATTTTATAATACTCTGTTTGATTGTTATTTACTAATGTGTCAAAATCATTTGTTAATTTGTAATTTTTATCAAAGAATATATTATTGAGTTTTTGATCTCTGACTATATGATACATAAAAAAATGTGAATATTTATTTTCAGTTTTAATTTGTTCTATTTTTGATATTTCATCTTTTGATATAGTATATTCTTTAATTAATTTATAAAAATCTCTTGTTAAAATTCTGTTAAATATTTCTTTTGCTTCTTGATCTTTTCCTATAATATCATATATAATTGAATCATTTAAGCTCCCAAATTGTTCCATATCTTTACTTATTCCATCAAAATTATAATATTTTTCTCCAATTTTAAAAATATCTAATAACATTGCATCTACTGCTTTACTTTTTAAATAATTATATACTCTCTCGTGCATAATACTTCTTGTATTAAATAATTGTTTAATATTAAAAATATCTTTTACTGGAAAACACAATTTATTATTTATTACTCTACTTTTTGCAAATATTCTGCTTCCATCAAAACCTAATTTTATTCCAGTATAATATATATCTCTTTGTATATAATCAAATTTATCAACATCTATACCATTTTCTGCATCTGATACAATATTATAAATAAATGATTCGTGCTTATTTATTGGATGAATCATTTCTTGTACTTTTATTATTTGTTGATTTGTTAGATTTATATTATATTTTCGAATAATATATTCAAATAATTGACATGATCTAATCTCATGTTTATTTTTTACAATTTCTTCAAATAAATGGCTAAATGGACCATGGCCTAAATCATGACAAAGTCCAGCTAATTCAACACATAATATATCATCTTTTGTTATCTCTAATTCAGGTTGACGTTCTTTTAAACGTCTTAATAATTCTTTCCCTAAATGTGCCACACCTAAAGAATGCTCAAATCTTGTGTGATTTGCTGTGTAATATATATATTGGCATGACCCCAATTGTTTAATAAACCTTAATCTCTGATATTCAGGTGTATCTATAATTTTAACAGCTGTTTCTGATAATTCTATACTTCCGTATAATACATCATTAAAAATTTTCATAGTATTATAATTAATATAATATTATGTTTTTAATATAATTTTTATTATCATAATTAGAATTTATTATACTCTTTCATATACAAATGTCCAATTTACTGAAGAGTTTGCATCTAAAAATATGGATTCTATTGTAAGTACCATTTTTTCTTTACTTACATCATTTGATGTAGAAGTTATTTGATCATAAATTTTATAATTAATACTACTTGGTAATGAATCAGTTGGAGAACTTAATTCACCACCATTATATACTTTATGTAGACCTAACCAAGCACCTGTTCCTCCTAATCTTAATACAGTAGAATCTTTTGTTATAAACAAATTCCAAGAATATGTACTTGATCCGTCTTGTGGTGCAGGTGGTGTACCGGCTTCAGAGAACCCATTGTACTCAAACAATGTTTCGTCATTTCCAAAATTATATTGATAGGTATTATCTTCATTAAATATAATATTATCATTAATTTGAACAGCTCTAATAGGTATATTCCCCATTTCATTTGCTGTCATTTTAAACCAATCTCTATTAAATTCTTCAGGTCCAACACCATATGTAAGCCCTTGTAATTCACCAGTACCATCTGTATCTGAATTAAATTTCCATGTACCTATTATTTTACTAGGTGCTTCAATAACATTATCTTTAATTGCATCTAATACAAATGTATTGCCATCACTATTTTCACCCACAATAAAAACTGTATTTACAAAACCATTATAATCTAATTTATAATTATCATTTACTACCTCTTTAACAAATATAGCATATCCTTCATCAAATCTAATAAATATAAATAATAATTCATTATTTTCTTCTAAATATGTTAAACCTATACTTTTTATTAGATCTAATGGTGCATTAATATCTAATCTTTCATCTATTGTACTTTCACCACTAAAATTTAATTTATTTATTAAATCTTGACTATATGCAATTATATGTTTAACTGCAAGATATTCATTACTACCAGTTTGTAAATAATCATAACCGTAGAATGATTCATGTTTTGGCAGCTGTTTTATTTGTGAAATATCTGTTCTTGTATTAACAACTGTCCCCTGATTGCTATTATAGCTCATATCATTTACAGTCGTCAATCGAGTCAATGCATCTGTATTTTCTGGTTTATCTACTGTTGGTTCTTCTTTCTTGAAATTTTCATTAATTCCATCTAACCCATAAAATTCAATATTATCTGGTGCTACTAATTTATGACCAATATTATCATCTTCATTAACATTTTGTAATTTAATATCTATACCATTAGCTTGTCCAGCCTCTATTGTTTCCCCTTGACCGCTAAATCCTAATTTAAATCCACCATTTGATAAATTTACAAATAAATTTTCATACAATACTAGGACATTAACTTCATTATTACTAACCGGATATATTTTGATATCTCCGTAAGATAGATCTATTGTAAATTGATCTTTTCTATTATTATTATAATAATTTAATTTAATATAACTATTCTGATTATTTGGTTTATCTACATAATATGGTATAGAATATGTATAATCGTTATATAATTCTGAAATAAATTGTTTATCTCCACTATTTGTTAATTTTTCTATTAATAAATCTTTTATAATATTATTAGCATTTTCATAATCATCACTTGATGTATCTATTGTTTGTTGTATACCATTTTCAGTATATAAAATAGTATAATTATTCCTTTTCATAAAATCTAAATCATATGATATTGAAAATTCATTAAATAAATTTTTGTCACTTTTTTTAATAGAAATTATATTCAATAATACATAAAATACATAATAGGTATTATAATTAATATTACCATCATCATCTTTATCTGGATAAATATAGTAGCTCCTAACACCTCTAACATAAATATTACCATCACTACTAATTCTAAATTCTGTGGCACCTTTATTTATATCTAAATTTTGTGAAAATTTAAGAATACTAACTTTATTATTGTCATCATTTGATAACTTACCACTACTATTAGTTTTATCTAATGTAGCTAATTCTAATAAATATGGTATTTCACCAGGATATTGATAAGTATAACCGTCTTGGGTTATTGTTTCTAATTCAGAATAACTAATAAAATCAACAACATTACCTGTATATATTACAGAATCACTTTTTGTATAATTATTTAAACTAAAAATATTATTTTCTCCTGAAATCATTATTAATGATTGATTATTTTTACCACATTGATTAATTTCATATAATTTTTCTAATTCAAAATTAATAATAACAGATTCTTCATTATTTTTAATACAATATTTATTTTCTTCATCAACCAAATCTTTTAATTGAGATAATATATAAAATCTTGAATTATATAATGGTAATTCCTCTACTTGATCAAAATATAATAATGTATCATTAATTATTGTTTGCTCTATATTTGCCCACTCCCCAGTATCGTCGCCCGCTTCAATTTCAATTAATACTAATCCAGTTATTGGAAGAACTGCTAATAATTCAGTAAAAGAGACAGTCAGTTGTGACCATATATCATATAAAGGTTGGAATAAATTTATACCTATTAGGGTATAAAAATTAGTGATTGCGTTTAATACATCTGTTATATTAGAATAGTTTTCTCTATATCTTTCTAAATTAATAATATAAACTTCATTTTCTAATGCATCTGAATCAAGTAATGAACCTATAGTATTTGAATAAACACCTTGAAATATACCAGGTGCATCATTATCTATTAAATCTATAAGTATTCCGAAATAAGCATATAGAGTAATAACATTTGTTTCTAATGTATCTACATCTATTCCCAAAATTTGAAATAGAGTCAACCCATCAGAATTTAACTCTTCATTCAATTTATAATTTATTAAATTAATAGTTTCAGTATAATTACCCAAATAAAATTCCAAATCATTTCTACCAAATCCAAATGTATTTTTAAATCCATTTTGATAATTATTAAAACTATAATATGAATAATATTGTGCTAAATTATTATTTTTTTTATTTTCATTAATATAATCTTCAAGTGTTTTATCTTCTGCCATTAATTCTTTTTTTATTAATTCATATTTTATTGGTTTTTCACTATCTTTATCATAATTGACTGTATATAAATATTCATAAATATTATTCTCTTTTTGTAAAATAATAATACATTCATTTACAGGGATATGTGATACTTGATAAACATATTTTCTATGTAATTCTGCATTTGTTAATTCATCATTACTTCTAGTATCATCATACATATTTATAATTTCTTCTCTATATTCATTCAATCTATATAGAAAATCTGGAAATAATGTATTAAATACAGCTTCCATTTTATTTAATTCCAATGTATCCATTAAATTAATATTTTCAAGACTTAATGGTACTATGTTATTTTCATTTAAATAATTAACATATCCTAATAAGTTATCTTTTAAATTATTATCATCAGATTTTGAATCAGATAATTGATATTTATCTGATAAATTAAATAAATTATAATTTCTCATTTCTAAATTTAAAGTTTTATTGCCCGAAAGCCATTTTTTTAAATAAAAAAGATCTGTATTTGTAAATTCTAATGGATTAATATTTTTAAAGAAACCAGTATATTTATAATTATCAGGCTCAATTAAATTACCATTATTATCATATATTATTCTATAATTATCCAATACATTTGGTGGAAAAGCGTTTGTTGAATTAACTAGCCATTTTTTAAATTGGAATAAATCTTTATTTGTCCAATCAAGATTGCTAATTTCAGATTCATAATTAGTTAAACTTGTATTTAAAAAATATGTGTATATGTATTCGTATATTTTCATATATATATATATAATGATATAATTATTATATATATAGTGAAAAATAAATTTTATCTTTAGTAACAAGTTATGTGATGCCTATTTAAAATTCAAAAAGAGTTAAAAATAATAGTTTTAAACCATTTTATTTAAAGCTAATTATATAATTCAAACTAAATGTTTGAGTATTATATTAATTATGTATTAACATATACTGTATGGAGTTTAGTAACTTTATTCCAAGATTTTTGTAATAAAAAAAGAATAGATAATAAAATTATGAAAAAAGAAGCTATGCAATATGCAGATATTTATATAAAAATTATAGGAACTGTTACATATAATGTATATATATTATCAATGCCAGGTGCATTGTTATTATCCTATTTTGTAAATTTACAAGATAAAGAAGTTACAATTCTAAATACATGTACTGACCTGATTTTATCATACTTATTATCAGATTTATTCTTTTATATTTCGCATCGAAGTTTTCATTCAAAATTATTATTTAAGTATCACAAGAAACATCATGAATTAAACGCACCTGTTGGCATGGGTGCATTATATATGTCAGGTGTTGAATTATATGGTAATTTAATACCTGTAATATTGGGACCAGTGTTAATATCAGCAACTGCATTAGTTATGCATATTTGGATATTTATTGCTGTTACAAATACAATTATAATTTCACATACAAATTATAAAAATTGGTCAGAATTCCATGATCGTCATCATTTACATAGAACATGTAATTATGGAATTGGGGGATTAATGGATTATATATTTTGTACTGAATATAATCCAAAAAATTATAATAATAAAAAGTGCGATGATGATGGCAATAAATTAAATGAAAATTTAAATAGTAATAAAAAAATAAATTTTATTTTTGATAACGTATACAATAATTTAATAGAGGAACCAGTTGATTAAATTTAATTACATGTAGTAAATGGGTCATCGAAACCAAGTGTATATGATATTGATATAGTATTAGTATTGACTGTAACACTCCCAATTGAAAAAATATTTGATTGTTTTACCCAATTCTGAATTGGAATCATTAATGGTAAACTATTTTGATTTTTATCAACACCATTATAAAATTTAGTTGCAGCATCTGTATTAATATAAGAAATATCATTATTTAAATCTTCTATATTCCATTGAAATTTATCAGAGTCAAATTTTATAATTGTATCTGTTGTTGAATTATATTTATCATTTGATGTATCATATGTAAAATAACATGTACCCGATGGAGTTGGTGAAGTTGGTGAAAATGCATCTAATGAGCAATCTTTTTGTGTGTCTTTTGTATATATATGAAAAACAGATGATGGATTATTTATATTCATAATACCAATATTATAATCTTTACCAGATTCGAATCCATTTGGTAAATTAAATGCTGATCTGGCTGATTTATCATCTTTTAGATTAAATGTATGTTGCCATGTTTCATTTTTTTTTATATCAATATAATAATGATTATTTTTTGTAACATTTATGGATTTGTTATCATTGAAAGATTCTAAATTTACTTCAAACATATTACAAAAATTATTTTGAGTTTCTGATGTAATTGGATTATTGTCAAAAAGTAATACATGCATATCATCATCATTTAATATATCATTATTGTACGTAATATTCAATGTAAGTTTATTATCAGATATTGTTGCGTCCATATTGTACATATTAGATGTACCCGATTTTAACATTTTATTTGCAAAACTTGTACCCATAACTACGATTGGATCATATATAGCAAATATTTGTTCTGTTTTCGTATTTTTTAAATTAATCATAATATCATCATTATTATTGCTATTGCTATTGCTATTGGTATTAAATAAAATCGGGTTTGGTTTTGAATCATATTCAGTATTTGTTAAGTATTTATAATATTTTTTAAATAAGTCTGTTTTGTGATTTTTAAAAATATTTATTAAATGTGATGTTTCTACTTTTTGTTTTTTAGTTGAATCATATGATGGGATAAAATTATAATGTTTTTCTAAGAAAGATGGTAACATAATATATTGATAAGGACTATATTTTAAACATTGTGTTCTATATTTATTTATGGTTTTACATTTCTGATATATTTCATATGCTACTCTAGCTGCCATTAGATCACCAATAAAATATATATCTATATCTCTTAAACCATATTTATCTTTATCATTTACTATTTCATTATAATTCATACTATTTGCCAACTTTCCTAAAAATTTTAATTTTGGTTTATTATATTTTACATAATTTACAGATAAACCATCAATATTTGGTCTATAATATTTATAAACCATTTTATTATTAGTCCAGTTCTCATAAGATAATTTAACTGATTGAAAATATTTTGTCAATTTATCTATATTAGATATTATTAAGTTTAAAACTTCTTCTGAATTAAATTGAATCATTATATAATATACAATTATATAATTTTAATTAATTTAGGATTATATTTATATCTATATATTAAAGTGATTCCACATATTATAATTAAAATCATTAATATTACACATAAAAAATTTTTAATTAAATGATCCATCTATATAATTTATATTAATATATTATATTAATATATTATATAGTATGTTAAGACCTACTGATTTTATTGGATATATCCCATTTTTATTTGCTATTGGATTAAGTTATTATTGTGATAAAAATAAAAATACAATTTACAATGAAAATATAAAGAAGACATTTGTATTATTGTCTTTATTAAGTTTAGCATTTTATTTGTATGAATTATATACTTCATTTATTAGAATAATTAATTTTAAAATACCATTAAAAAATATTTTTGTAATAATACAAAAACTACTATTTTATAATGTATTAACATTTGCTCTTATTTATTTTGCATTTTATATACATGATGATGATAATTTTTTTGGAATGGATAGGATATATGGTATAGATGAAGATGCTAATATGAATAATTTTTTTACACATAAATTAATTACTATGGTTTATTTTAGTATTCATACATTTTTTAGTCTTGGTTTTGGTGATATTTATCCAAGTAGATTATGTGTACGATTTGTAAATGCATTACAAATGTTGTTATCATACATAACCACTTCTTATCTTTTTATTAAAATAATTGGATCAATAGAAAGGTGATTATATAATAACTAATATAAAAGAAAAATAATATTTATATATATGAATATAAATAATATTTACTATTTTTCTAGAAAACCACAGAAAAATAAATTACCATTTTATCCAGAGTTAACTGTTTTATCCAATTTTGAAGACAAACATCCAATTAAATTAGATAATGGTTTAATTGCTCTTACTGCTGAACACTATTTTCAAGCATATAAACATATTAATAATAAATTACTCTATAATAAAATTTTACAAGTTAGAACAAAAACTGGGAAAGTTTCACCAAATAATGCGAGAAAACTTGGGAAAGGTTCATCTAAAACAGGTGTAGGAAGACTTAGTCAAGATGAAATTATTGTATGGAACAAAAATAGATCTAATATTATGTACAAAATATTAATTGCGAAATTTACACAACATAATGATTTAAAAAAAATATTATTAAATACAGGAAATTCTATATTAATTGAAAATGCACCGTGGGATTCGTATTGGGGTATTGGTAAAAATGGAAATGGAGAGAATATGTTAGGAAAAATTCTAATGAAGGTAAGAGATGAAATTAAATATATTAAATAAAATTTAAAGAAATACTCATATATAAAGTTATTATATATGAGTAAAAAATTAAAATATGATATTAATAAATTTAATAATCATGTCAATAATTTAAAAAGTTTAAATTTAGATTCATTAAACTTTGATGATATGGCAAAATCGTTATTAACAAATAAAAATGTATTACATGATTTTCTTAAACATCTTAGAATAAATATATGTAAATTGAAATGTGGTAAATATATTAGAAAGTTTTCCACTATTTTTTTAATAAAATTTCATGATGAAACACTATTTGGAACTGTTGATAAACGTGAAAAAAATTTAAAACTACTTGCAGATAAAATATATGATGAATTAAGTACAGAATTAACAAATAAAGATAAATATCCTGTATTATTAAAAATTAGAATTAATAGATTTATTCAAATGTTTGATGAATGGAAGGAAAAAGATGCAAATCTTTTATTAAAACAATTAGCAATCATGTATCAAAATAGTTTGAAATCTTACAACAAAATTATTGATGATGAAAATACAGAATTTAAAGAACAATTAGAAAAAAATATTAAGATTATTGAAAAACAAGCAGGACGTATTGATAAAGATGGATTAAAGTTTATAAAAAAATATAAAATTGCAAGTTTTAAAAAAGAAAATATGAATGATTTTAATAAAATTGCAAAACAAGCTTTTTGGGATGGGTTTATAGAGGACATTGAATTAGAAAAATTTGATAGATTGGAGAAAATGTTAAAAGAAATAAGAGATAGATTATGTTCTTTTGTACCTAATAGACCTGACTATCATAAAGATTTTGATGAACACTTTGATATCAAATTTATAATGCAAATGCTTGAAGATGATGCACTTGATGGTGAAACAATGGGTAAATATATTGGTTACTTATTAGATAAAATTAAAGAATTAGAAGCACCAATTGACAATGGTGAAACAGATAAAATTAGACAAACAGTTACTGAAATGTTTGAAACAAATACGACTGGTGAATTATTAGCATACTTTCTTCAAAGTGTTTATGATAAGTTAGATAAAATATCTACTAGATGTAAGGAATTTGCAGAATTTGCAGAAAAAGTAAAATCAATTTAGATATTATTATAAATTTATATTATTATATATTATTTTATATTATTATATATTATATGTATACATTGGGTTATTTAAAAGACGCATCTGCATTTATTGTTTTTATTATGTTAGCACACCTAGTAAGAACTAGATCAATTACCTATAATCAAATTTATTATTATTTTATTTTTGCAGCAATATTAGATGGTATATTTACAATTAAACCAGAATTGCATAATTTAGTTGTTTTTTAATAATATTTATTAATAATATTCATTAATAATATTTATTAATAATATTTATTAATAATATTTATTAATTATATATTATAATGTATTTAGTAAATGATGATAATTTACTTAATATTTATCAATTACAAAATTTGCCACGATTTAAAAATGTTCCTGATGATAATATAAGATGTATTATTGATTTCATAGATCCAAATTATTACAATAGACAAGAAGAATTGAAGCATTTTTTTAGAATTTGTAAAACAAGTGGGATGACTTATAAAACAATATTTGAATATTATTTAGTAATTAAGAACAAAATATTATATAAAAAATTATCAAAAGAGGAAAATAAATATTTAAATTCTATTTGGAAACAACCAAATGGATGGTTTAGTAATTTGGAAATGTGTTCACATTGTGGATATTATGTTTTTATAAGAGATATTGAAAGCAATTTGATATCTAAAATAAATATATTGGAATTAGAAGAGTTAGGAAATTATCTAACGTAATTATATATGTCTGATATTAAAATAATTGGAAAAATAGGACAATTTACAACTACTAAAACTGAAGATGTAGAATATGTTTATAATTTATTTTGGCATGTAAATAATGCAATGGGTGATGTTACAAATTTTAAATGGGATTCTAATTATAAGATGAAAAATAGAATTAAAAATTTTAATGTGGGTATATGGCCACAATGGAAATTAACAGATGTTAAAAATAATAATAATTATCTTAATATAAGTAAAGAAACTTCATTTTATAAAAATAATTTATCACTATCTGGTGGAATAGTACTTGCTGATAAGCTAATTGGTATATGTAATAATTATGCAAAAAAAATCGGTGCAACTTTTAATCCATATTTATTAATTCCAGATAATTCACTTAATTGCTCTAAGGTAGGTGATATTGTACTTGCTGTTAATCAAGTAATGGATTTATTAAATAAACAAATAAAAAACTATAATACTAATAATAATGAAAATGTAAAAATGTGTTCTGGAATTTTAATTGAACAAGAAGCTAAATATCAACAATCTGGGAATCATGTAATTAATGCAACAAATATTTTTGCAGCTTTAAGATCTAATTGGAGTAATTTTGATATAAATACCCCAATAGCTTGGTCAGAGCAAGGTCCAATGCCCAATATATTTGCATATGATTCAAAAGATGATCCTATTAATGATATATTTTCACAAACAGAAAAAACAATTTTACCACCTGATTACACATGGCCAGATGCATATGAAGGTAATAATTTTGCAACTAAGTTTGGATTTTGGAATCAACTATTATTAAAATCTTGTCCAAATGGTATAAATAATGGCGGTTGTCCACCAAATATTGATGCGATTTATGGTATGAAGCAAGAAAACAAAGAATGTGATTATTGTGCTGGATATGCAAAAGGTTTAGCCATTCCTACTATCGGTAGATATGTAATACCTGCTAAAAATTGGGGTAAATTATGGAAAAAATTTACTACACCTATTTCTAAAGAAGATCAAAAACAAGCTATATATATAGCAGGAGGTCCTGGTGCTGATTTTGCTATTATTAATAGTGGGTATGATATAACTGATTGTAGTAATTGTCCAATTAATTCTCAAAGCATTAATACTTTATCCGAAATTGTTGAAGGTTTTTATAGTAAAAATAATTCTAAAAATTCAATAAATTTAGATAATTTTTCTATTGCATTATACGGCTAATTTTTTATTAATTCAATAATATTATATATCTTATAATATTATATATATGCCTGATATTAAAATAATTGGAAAAATAGGACAATTTACAATAACAAAACAAGATAATATTCAAAAAGGAACATTATTTTTGTATCCAGAAGCAAAAGGGTTTGATATTCATGAATTAAAAAGTCCTACTAATAATTCTTTACCAACACAAGAACAAATCGATTATTTTAATACAGTTGCTGTTATTGCCAACACATCTGACACAAATTATCAAAATCATTGGGATTATTGTTCAAAAATATATACAAATATTGAAAAATGGGCATCTTTTTATTTTGGTAATAAAAATGATTTTAAAACCTCACCAGTAAAAGATATAATAAAAAATATATTTGGATCTGATTATGATGAAACATCAAATAAATTTACGGAACCTACTAAAAATATAGAAAATATTATAGGAATTGTATTAGATGATGAATGGAAAAAGGGTAATGATCAATTTAGACAAGAAGTATTAAATTTTTTTGAATCATTTAAAAAATCTACAATTAGTTCTTTAAGAAATATTAAAATAGGATGGTCACTTGCACCAACTTTTAAAGATAAACCAAATGGGGCAACAATTCCATGGGATTATATGTTAGGACAAGTATATACTCTTGAATCAGTTGTGCCTGATGATTTTTATTCAAATAGTTGTTCTGATGACAAAAATAGAAATCTTGGACCTTTTGACAATTCTTTTTGGACGACACTTAGTAATAATAAATATTTTGGTAAACAAACTGATAATACTATAGCTGTTCCAACGGTTTGTGGTTCAGGTAATTGTCAAGTAGGTGATAATTGTTTTGATGAAAGAGCCAGCACTACGCAAATTATATATTTATTATCACAAAGACCAAAGAATTATAGATTTAAAAATTTTGCAATTTGGTATGGAACTGGGAGTAAACCTAGTTGTGGTGGGTGTGGTAATATAACAAAAGAAGAAGAATGTAAATCTCCATGCAAATGGTATCAATATAAAACTACACCATGTAATTTAGACGAAACACAACCATGGGGTTGTGAAAAAAAATGGTAAAATTATAATATTAACTTATAATACACTTCTCATTCTTCTTTTTATTCAATTCCATCTTAATTCTATGATTTTCGAGTAATAATTCTTCCATCTTGTTTGCCATTTCTACTTTTTGATTAACACCTCTATTCAAGGTTTCTTTGAATAGTTCTAAATCATCTTCATTTTGCTTAATTTTTATCTCATATTCGTAACGTTTTTGTCTTTCTTCCTCTCTCATCATTAACATTTGTTCATTCATTCTCATTTCAAACTCTATTTGTTGGCGTTTTCGCTCTTCTTCATCACGTTTTCGCTCTTCTTCTTCACGTTTTTGCTCTTCTTCTTCATGTTTTCGCTCTTCTTCATCACGTTTTCTCTCTTCTTCTTCACGTTTTCGCTCTTCTTCTTCACGTTTTAGTGCTTCTAATCTTAATTGTTCTTTTAATCTACGATTTTGTGATGATAATTCGCGTTGTTGTTTCAAATATTTCCGAATTAATCTCTGTATTTTAATAATTGATGTTAATCTTTTATACAATACATCCCTTTTTAGAAATCTTCTAACATGAGATTGAACTTTTATCACCATAAACAGGATATAATTATAATATTTTCGTATTTTTCGACATCTATATAAAGATTGTAGTCTTAAAACGACCCATTTTTGTAATATATATCTTTTTCTTGCTATACTTTTTCGAATATTTCGTTGTATTATTCTACTTGCTTTGTCTTCTCGCATATTTTTGTATAATTTTCTTGCCAAATATCCCCTAATTTGAGTTTGTATTGTCAAAATTGAGCTTTTTATCATACTATACCATTTTCTTACTATATATCCTCGATAATGTTTTTGTATTTTAATCGTTTTTTTGCCTAGTTGGACCTCTCTTTGGTCCTCTAAATAATCAAATGTAGTATTTTTTAGAAAAACTTTTGTTAAACCAATACAATATTCGTTTTTTTGGATATCTTCCATGAATTTTCCTGATTTTAAATCCTTACATGTATCTATCATTCGATATCTATCCATAAAAACATCCTTTTTAAACCTAACTGGGTAACCAGCACGAGCAACCCTTATCGCTTCTAGGATTCCACTGTACTTTAATTGATCATTTACACGCTGTCTATCAAATATTTCGGGTTTATTTTGATCATTTGGTTTAATACATCTTACATAATGTGGTGATGTTGTATCAATTAGTTTCATTAATTTACTTAATTGTTTGCGAAATTGATAAACAACTGTTTTAGATGATATACGAGAGGATGATTTTTCATCATTTTGGTCTACAAATTGGCTTATTATATCAATTTTGACCAAACATTCTGTTATTTCATTACTTATTATGTCTTTATTTTTTTCACAAAATAGATCATTGTGATAATTTACCTTACCTGCATAATGTTTTATCCCAAAACAGGTATCCCTATGTTTCCTATTTAGAATTAAATACTCTGAATTTGAATGTTTTTTATAAATTCGTCTTACATAGTTATTATTTCCACCTTTTGGTAGCTTAGATTCTTCATCTAACATACTAATTAGACCACCTTTTCCTTCAATTAGTTCCAAACATTCCTTATTATCTGGAAATTCTATATGTTGCCAATCAATATTCTCTTTTTCGTATTCAATTTGTTCCAATTTAAATATGTATTGATTAAATTGTTGTTGGAGGGACTCATTTGTATAGTTAATACACAATTGTTCAAATTGATTTTTTTCGAAACTTTCGAAACCAAATATATCTAATATACCAATAAATATGTCACTTTTATTATCTAAATACTTATTTATCTTAAATACTAAATATTCAAATAATTTTTCATATAATTTCATGGCAAATGAATTAGTTGCTTCAATAATTTCTGATTTATTTAGCTTAATACTGTATATTTCACCTCTAACATTTAATAATCTTGTAGATAATGCATTAAATATTAATTGTTCATCTATTTTTAATAATTTTTCCAAATTTTTAAATAAAATTTCGTTATCTTGGTACAAATATTTGGGTTCATGTTCTTCTCTTAAACTAATTTTACCCAAATTTAATACAGCTGATGTTAATTCTATTACTCTTTCTATCTCTTTTGGTGTAAAACCCATAATATTAAATGCATCAAATGTTAATTTAAGCTCATTCTTATCAATAACACCGTCATCACGTTCAATAAATTTGTAATTAATAAATTTATAGGATTCAAAATTATCTAAACAAAATCTTTTTTTGTCATTTTCATCTAATCCAGACAAAAGTTGATAAAAAATATGAAAATTTCTTTCACCATCCGCTTGATTTATTAAACGTATTTTTTCTAATAAGTATGTTTCTATTCTGGCACCAACTAATTTATAATTTTCATTAAATTGTAATTTAATAAATTTACCAAATCTACTTGAATTATCATTTCTCAATGTCTTTGCATTACCAAATGCCTCTAAAATTGGATTGGATTGTATTACTTTTTCCTCAATTTGACTTCCAGTACCACTAAGAGTAGTTAAATATTTCATCATAACCTTGGTGCCATGAGTTTTACCTGCACCACTCTCACCACTTATTAAAATTGTTTGATTGTATTTAAACTTTATCAAATTTTTGTATGCATTATCAGAAATTTGAAAAATATGAGGATCTAATGATGACCTTTGGTTATTATTTTGATAATTTTGGATATTTTTATCAGAATATAATGCGAAATCTTTAAAAGGATTAACAGATATTAATATTTTTCCGGTATATGTGTAAATATTGTTAATATTGAAACGCAAATTGACTGCATTTAGAACAGATGGTTCATTTAAATGTGGGATATCTATTAGATTATCTTTACAATCTATTTCATCATTATTACATGTTTCATAATTAGATATATTTACTATTTGGTCGTTATAATAAACATTATTATCTAAAATATATCCTTTTTTCCAATCATTGTCTAAATAAATCCAGACATAATTTGCATGTGAATAATAATCACTAGCATTTTTAGTTATATCCATATAATAACTAAAAATATTAAAAATCTTTAAATAAGTCGAATATTTATTCAAATTCAATAGCAACTACACCTTTTTCTTCTTCTGCTTGACGTGGATAAATTTTATTAAATAATGAAAGTGCACAACCCATGTTAGGGACACCTGGTAATATAACATAAAACTTTTCTTCTTGTAATAATTCTTTGAAATTCTTATATTTTCTTACATCTTTAACAATTACTTTATGTGTTTTAATCTTTTCTTTATTCATTTTATCTCTTGTTTTAAATTCAACCTCATCACCTTTTATTAATACTGCAAAAATACTGTCATATAGTCTTGCTTCTACTTTTTTTACGTTTTCTTTAATAAGAGTAAACCACGGTTCTCTAATCCAGGATTCAAATTTATCAGGTTTGTTTGATTTACGAGTAACTGTTCTATTTACATTATTTTTTTTTGTTTTTTTTGTATTTTTTGTATTTTTTGTATTTTTTGTATTTTTATTATTTTTATTATTTTTAGAATTATTAATATTCAGATTTTTTAATAATTTATTTAATTCTTTATTATTGGCATTATTGGCATTATTTATTACTTTCTCTACTTTTTTTTCTACTTTTTTTACCTTCTTTTCTGCTTTCTTTACTTCTTTATTTGCATTATTTTCTTCATTCTTAGCTTTTTTAGAATTTGATTTAGCTTTTTTTGCATTTTTTTCTGCATTTTCGGCTTTTTTCTTTGTATTTTTCTTTGCATCCTTTTTAGACGCATCTTTTACTGCTTTTTTTGCATTTTTTTCAGCTGTCTTTGCTTTTGTGGTTGCTTTTTTAGAATTTGATTTTGCCTTTTTAGCATTTTTATTTGCATTTTCTAAATTTTTATTTGCATTTTTTAAATCTTTATTAGCTTCCTTTAATTCTTTCTCTATTTTTTTATTATTTTTATTATTTTTATTGTTATTACTCATACTATATATATATAATAGATAAAAAATTGTATTTTTATAATACACTGAATATTATTGCACATTTTTAATTTGTTAATTTATCTATAATTTTATATTAATGTATAATATGAAATATTTAAAACCATCTGATATTGAAGAAATACCAGTATTTAATAATTGGAATGATACTAAAAATATAAAACTTGAAAATGAAATTAATTTTCTAAAAGGAAATGTTGAACAATTAGGTTGTGGTGATACATCAGATTTTTATAAATTACCAAAAATAGCAAAAAATGAAGAGATTGCAAATATATTAGATTTAGTTAAATCAACACCATTTGACGAAGATCCTGACTCAGTAGATGGAATGTCTACATATGAATTTTATGTAGATAGTCCAGATATAAGAAATAATAAAAGTAATCAAAATACTATGAAATTAGATTCAAATAATAAATATTTAAAATATAGAAAAAAAATTAGAAAAAAGTTAATTAAAATAATGGATCCAATTATAAAAGAAAGAATAAATCCTTTTGTTAGAAATTTATATTCAAAAGATTGTAAATCCGAAAGATTATGTACACCTTGTTATAATTTTGTTAGAAGATATAAAGAAGATGAGCGAAGAACACACCCTACACATAGAGATGGCCACGCTTTTGCTACTGTTGTTATTAGTTTGAGTAATTTTGGTGAAGAATATAGAGGTGGTATATATGTAGCAACTGCGGAAAGATATAAATATTTCATTGATTTAAATAGAGGAGACGCAATTGTACATAAACATGATTTATTGCACGGTGTAAATGTAAAGAATGATGGTGGTGAAAGATGGTCATGGATATTATGGTATAAAGATTCGACTGATTGTATTGATTATTCAAATGAATGGTATAAAGACAAAGCATATCAAGGTATACCGGTATATCAATCATTATATGCAACGATGGTTAATAGCGAAGAAATGATAGAATGGCATATAAAAGCAGCTGAAAATGGATTTTCGAATTCAATGGTAAAATTAGCGAGAGCATATTTAAAAAGATTACCGTCTAAATTAGAATTTAATCCAAAAGAGGCTGAAAGATTATATAGATTAGCGGTTGAAACAACACAAGATCCACACGCACAGTATGGATTAGCTGAAATGATATTATTTGGATTAATAAAAATAGAAACAAATTCGATGTTAATATTGTTAGATAAAGTTATTAGATTATTAGAAGAATCTGCTAAAGGTGGAAATTTTTTTGCAATGTTTAATTTAGGGGTAGCACATTTATATGGGTATACAGGTAAACCGGATATAAAATTAGCAAACGAATGGTTTGAAATATCTGGTTTACCAGAAGCTTTTATGATAATTTCATCACATTATGTAAGCATAAATGATAAAAAAACATCAGAAAAATATGTTAATAGAGCAAAAAGAATGGGTTTTGGTAAAAAATGGAGAAAAGTAAGTAGAATTAGAACTGGATTGGGTGGGGCTTCTGGTGTTGATATTAATTTACCCTGGCCAACTATGCCTAATGGGAATAAACCACAAAAGTGGTAAATAACTAATTATTTATTAATATTATTTATTAATAATATTAATAAATAATATATGGTACATATTATTAATAATAATAGAAAAGGTGGTAAACTTTATCATTATGCACATTTTATATGTGATTGTTTATACCTAGAAGTTATTTATGAAATTTATAAATATAATTTAATATATAGAAATAATACAAAACGTGAAACAATAGGAAATTTTAAAAATATTTATAGCGATGTAATGCGATGTAAATATTTCGAGAAGGGTGGTTTAAATAAAAGAACTAAAGATACTATAATAATAAAAAAAAGAAAAAATAATTTTAAAAATAAAAAATATATTTATAAATTTAGAAAATATATATTTAATAGATATAAAATAGATCCTAATATATATAGAGACAAATATCCGAAAGTATTGCTTATAAAGAGGGGAGTAAGTAATTTACTAAGTAATAATAAAAATATAAAAAATTATACACATACACAAAAAAATGGGAAAGAAAGAAGATCAATTAATAATGTTGATAAAGTAGAAAAATATTTACAAAATAAATATAAAAATTTTAAATCTATTTATTTAGAAAATATATCATTTGAAGAACAAATAAAATACTTTAATAATGCGAAATTAATAATTTGTGCACATGGTGCAGGGATGTCAAATATGTTTTTTTGTAAAGAAAATAAAACTAAATTAATTGAAATTACATGTGGTAAAAGATGGGAATTCTTTAATGTATTATCTAGGGAATTAAATATTAAACATCTTAAATGTCATAATAATATTTTAGGAGATATTATTAATTTTATTGATAAATATGGTATAATTAAAGATAATTACATTAAAAATAGACATACACATAGTATTATTAATAATAAAATAAATAGAACTAGAACTAGACCTAGAACTAGAAGTAGACCTAGAACTAGACCTAGAACTAGAACTAGAGCAATAAATAACATTAGAAATAGACCTACATATAGCATTATTAATAATAAAATAACTAGAACTAGAACTAGAACTAGAACTAGAACTAGAACTAGAACTAGAACTAGAACTAGAACTAGAACTAGACCAATAAATAACATTAGAAATAAATATTAAAATTAACAATTTGGATCTCTACATGGGTCACATGCTTTACCTCTGTACCTAATTGCTTTACAATTTTCACCACATGCACCCTGACCTTGTGGACATCCATAAGCAGTACCAGAATCACCACAAATACCACAGAATCCACGATTACCACCTGGTTGTCTCATACATCTACAACCCGATGATCCAACAAATGGATAAACAAATGGATTATATGCGATTACTTTTGTTTTATTTAATACAAATAGAACTAATACAATTAACAATAATATTAATATAGAAATAATTAACCAATTGAATATATCTTTCATTATATAATATTACAATAAAAAAATTATAACTATATTATATAATGAAAGATATAAAAAGGTATTTATTTATAATATTCTTATTACTTTTTTTTGATTATTTTTGGTTAACAAAAATTGTTGCAAAATCAATGAATAAAGTAGTAAAAGACATTCAAGGTTCAGAAATTAATGTTAATAGTAATAATAAGTATATTGCAATAATAATTATATATTTAGTTATGGCTTATATGATATACAATTATAATTTACCCAATATTGGTAATGAAAGACCATTATATGATTCATTCATGAATGGTGGATTATTGGGCATGATGGCATATGCTATATTTGATTTAACAAATTATGCAATATTTAATAAATGGGCATTAAAAGAAGCTATTATTGATATATTATGGGGTGGATTTTTATTTACTATTGTTGGATATATTGTACATAAATTTAATTTTTAAAATTTTACATTATTTTATAAACTATATTATTTAAATAAATAATATAATATAATAGTAATGGATGATTTGTCAAAAAAAAAATTAATTATAATAACATATTTATTAGATATATTTTTAATAGGTAATATATATTTTAATAAACATACCATTTTAGATATTATGTGGACTTTTTCAGTAATAATGTGTCATGGATTATTTTATTATAACCTAATTTACGAAAATAGATATATTTTAGATATATTACATTATTTTATTTTTATATTACCTACTTTTGCATTATTTACACCTAATATATATATAAAAATTATTTCATGTTTGTTACTAATATTAATACAAATATTATGGATTATTGAGAAAAGATGTATATTAAATGAAGAAAATTACAAATTTGGATATGGTGATGCGTTGAATTATTATGTAATTATGTTAACATCAATGTTAAGTTTAAATATTGGATATGTTTTTAAAAATTAAAGATTTTGTTTTAACATAAAACCAAACCAAATTAAACCAAAAATATATAATATAGATGTCATATAAATTTCAATTGGTATATAATTTTCAGAAGATATTTCCAATATACCGTAATATCCTATTACAAAAATTCTGAAAAAGGCATAATAAAATAATTGAACTTTTAATAAATTTTTAGTTAAATTAGATCTAAAATTTTTACCTAGGTTTAGTTTTTCATCATTTTTTATACTGTAATAAACTAAGTAATTAGGTATATTAGATAATTCAGAAAAAAATACAATTTGTGGCCAATAAAAGTTAATTGAAGGCAACAACATGTATAGATAACAAGTAATATGATGATAAATATACATTATTCTTAATAAATCATATTTACCAATCATAAACATATAATATAAATCAAATATTAAATAACCACCAGTATTTATCTGAATATAATTATTATTAAATTTAAATAAATAAATACAAAATCCAAGTAATGTTGAAATACTTGCATGACATAGAGATAGTGAGTTTAAAGCTATTTTTTTAGATTGATATCTATTAAACTTATTATTTATTTCGTAGTAAAATATAAATGAGGGGATCGTTCGTATAATTTCTATGTAATTATTCATATTATAGTATTAAAAATAAATTACTTTTAAACTAATAATTATATAAAGATATATTTAAATATATATATTAATATTTAAATATGAGTAATTACGAATCATCTGTAATGAGAGAAAAAATAGAATTTGACAAAATTATAAATACAAATATTGATTATTTTGAACAGTTATGTAAACCAAACGATTTAATTTCACACCTTCCAACAGGACCAGTATCAGAAAGTACTGTATATAAAACGAGAGGAATAGTGAATAATATAATTAATGGTATAGATGATCGTATGATATTCATTGTTGGACCATGTTCAATTCATAATATAGAAGAAGCGAAAGAATATGGTAGTAAATTAAAAAAATTATCACATAGAGTTAATGATAAAATTTTAATAATTATGAGAGTTTATTTTGAGAAACCACGTACAACTGTTGGATGGAAGGGATTAATTAATGATCCAAATCTGGATAATACATTTGATGTTAATAAAGGTTTATATTTAGCCAGAGATTTACTAATATCATTAAATGTAATAGGTTTGCCATGTGCCTATGAAATACTTGATACAATTACACCACAATATATATCAGATTTAATTAGTTGGGGAGCAATTGGTGCACGAACAACTGAAAGTCAAGTTCATAGACAATTAGTATCGGGACTATCAATGCCGATTGGTTTTAAGAATGGTACAGATGGTAATATTAAAATAGCATCAGATGCAATACTTTCAGCAAAATATCCACATTGTTTTATGGGAATTACAAATGAGGGAGTTCCAGCAATTTGTAAAACAAAAGGGAATAATAATTGTCATGTTGTATTGAGAGGTGGAAATGATGGTCCAAATTATGAAAAAGAAAAAGTTGATAATATAATTTATGAATTAAATGATAGTGTTAATAGCAGAATTTTAATTGATTGTTCACATGGAAATTCTAATAAAGATTATAAAAATCAAGAAACAGTATTAAATGATGTTATTAAACAGAGAATAAATGGTAATAAAAATATTATTGGTGTTATGATTGAATCTAATATAGATGAGGGAAAGCAAAGTCTTAAATTTGGTTGTAAAAATGATTTAAAAAAAGGTCTGAGTATTACAGATTCTTGTATTAGTTTTGAAACAACAGAGAGAATTATAATGAACGCATATTATTCATTGTAAATAATATTTATTAAAAAATATTTAATTGGTTTAATATAAATAGGTAAAAATATATATCAATATTAAATGATTAATATTGGTATAAATGGTTTGGGTCGAATCGGCAAATGTATTTTTTTACAATTATTAGATAATATTAATATCTGTGTTAAAGCTATCAATATTCCTGATTTTGATATAAATATGTTTGAGAATTATATTAAAACAGATAGTAATCATCATTATAATAAAAATTTTGATGTAGAAATAATAGATGATAATAAAATAAAAATTAACAATAATTTAATAGTTTTATTTAATAATAGATGTGCAAGTAATTTATTTTGGAATAAATTAGACATAGAATATGTCATTGATGCAACTGGTGTATATTTAACAAAAGAAAAAGCATTACAACATAATGTGCCATATTTCATAATGTGTGCACCACCAAAGGATACTACACCACAATTTATGGTAAGTGCAAATGAACATTTATATAATGGTGAAAATATTGTAAGTAATGCTTCCTGTACTAGTAATGCATTAATTCCGATAGTAAAATTTTTAAATGATAAATATAAAATAGTTGACGCAAATTTTAATACTATTCATTCAGCCACTGCATCACAAAAAACAACAGATACAACTAAGTTAAAAAAAAGAACGTGTAGATCTATTATTAATAATATAATTCCGCATACAACTGGTGCATCAAAATCAGTTGAAAAAATACTTCCCGAATTAAAAGGAAAAATATTTGGTGCATCTGTACGTGTACCTGTATCAAATGTCAGTTTAATAAATTTAAATGTTTCATTGAAAGAAAAAACTAATTTAGAAAATATATTATTAGAGATGGAAAAAACTAATTATATAATTGTAAATAGACAACAATGTATGGTAAGTTCTGATTACATGACTACAACTTGTCCATGTATAATTGATGCAAATTCCTGTATGAATATGAGTAATAATAAATTCAAGATTATGATTTGGTATGATAATGAATGGTCATATTCAAATAAAGTGATAAAGTTGTTAGAACATATGATAAGTGTAAATAATTTTAAATAATAAATATTTATTAGATTTATTTTTAAAACTTTATTTTTATATATTAAATAATCTAAATTCTTTCTTTCCAAAATAATAAATTGGAACTTTTTTATGTATATTGTTATTTGGAAATTCTTCTAATAGAATTGATTTGTCATTACACAATGATTTTCCACCTAATTTTTCAAAAATAAATGCCATAGGATATGCTTCGTATATCAATCTAATTTTTCCTGAGGGTGAAGATATATTTGATGGATATATTACAACACCACCTTTAATTAATGTTCTATGAACATCTGCCACTAAGCTACCAACCCATCTTGCAGTATAATTATTTTCAATTAATCTATTAATGTATTTATTAATATGATTTTTGTATTTGTATTTATTTGATTCATTTATGGCATATATCTTTCCTTTTTCAGGTAATAGATTTATATTAATTAGATTCCATTTTTTATTATATTGATACATTTTAACTTCATTTTTATCTGCTATTACCATAATTGTACTTGGACCATAAATACAATAACCAGACAATACAATATTTTTTCCATTTTTTATTGATTCATTTTTATCATATTTAAATACACAAAAAATTGTACCAACAGATATATTAGAATCAATATTAGAAGAACCATCTAATGGATCATAGCTGACTAAATATTTACCATTATTGTTAACCATTTTTTTATTTTCAAATTCCTCAGATATAATTGTTTTAACACATTTTAATTTTAATAAATCATTATATATAATATTATTAGAATCATAATCTAATTTTTTCATTTTATCACCTGATGAATTTATGCTTACTTCTTTTCCTAAATCAGCCAAATTTGTATTTTTCAATAAATTACTTATAATTACACATTTATCAAAAAATACATCTTTAATTTTTTTTAAATCATTCATATATTTATATATTTATATATTTTTTTAATTATTTAAATAATACACAATGCAATAAAAGTACTTAAATAATAATAATTAATTATTATTTAAATGGGAAGCGCTGCATCAACTAAACTTGTATGTCCAAAGGATTATGACAAAACTAAATTCAATATGATTCTTAAATTATATGATCAACTTGATAGTAATGGTGATCAAGTAATAGAAACATTGGAATTAAAAGATATTGCTGGTTTGCATATAAAAAATAGACAAACAGAATTATCTAAATTAATTGAGAATGAGCAACATGATTATAAATATTTAATAGATCAAGCTAATTTAAAATATGAAAAAGAGAAAATAGATTTACAAATTAGGTATGATCAAAATGTAGAAAAAATTAATAATTCACATAGTAGAAATGATCAATCAATTAGAATTAAAATTACGAACTTAAATAATTTAGATGATAAAAACAAATGCCAAAAATTTATGAATGTAGTTAGTAATGATGGTAAACATATTGAATTCTGGAAGTTTTTTGAATATATGAAGAATAGAACACAAGATATTAAAAATATTGAATTTAGTAATTAATAATGTATCACCAACCGGAATTATTTATAAATTATTCGTAATAAATTGTTTTATTAAGTTAAAGCTATTAGGATCATTTGATTTTGTTGGTAATGCATGTCCTGCAGTATTACTTTTTACATAAGTATAATCAGTATAATATTTTTATAATTCTTCTGATAATTCATTTGTAATAATATAATCATTATTATTAATATTAATACTTTTAATAAACATTTCTGCTAATTCAAAATTATCTGGGATTGATTTATTACCTGTGTAATTTCCACTTAATGCAATATTCATTATTAAACCAAAATATTTTTCACTATCATTTATTATATTTCCATTATTATCTAATTCCATAAATAAAGCTTTTTGTTCATTACTAAGTATGTATTGATTAATCAATAGATTATTAAAATACATTTCAATTTTGGAATTTCCTTCTGTATCTCTGTAAATAATTGTTTTAAATTTATTAAATGTAGATGTCAAATTACCAGAAGAATGAATGAATGACTTATATTGATGATTATTATTTATATCGTTATAATGTATTGCATTGGAGTAAAGGTTTGGATCATTTGTTGGACACCATTCTAAAACATCTATTTCACCGCAAAAAGGCCAGCCTGATTCTCCGTTCCATTGTCCTGTTCCCATTATCCATAATGCAGGCCAAAGTGGTACATTATTTATTATATTATTGTTTAAATCCATTGCCACAGGCATTTTAGCTTCAAATTCAATTGAAATTTTTTTACCTTTTTCTAATTTTAATTGATGAACTTCTTCTATCATTTCTAATCTAGATGAAATATAATAGGTACTATTATTTTCTATTATTTTTCTTAATCTTATTTTTAATTGTTTATCAGTTCCAATATTAATAACTTCCGCATTCGTATTATTATATCCTTGTTTTTCATTATTATATGGCCATAATACTAAACCATTATCATCAGTTGTATTAAATGTCCATTCTAAATTTTGAAATATAATTTTATTTGGTCTATTTAAAAAAGGACTGTAATTTAATTTATTATTTATTAACCAAATTTTAAAATTAAAACTATCTTTATTTATCCAATCGATCTGCTGTATATTTTCTAAAAATTTGGTGTACTTATAATCAGATGGATTATAATAATAAGGACTAATTCCATTCTTATTATTTATAATCCATTGTTGAATTTTAAATAAATCATTATTAACCCAATCTAATTGATTAATATCTTCTAAGAAATATGTATATTTATATATACTATTATTCTGTTTATTCATATATATATATATAATAAATATTAATAATTTGTATTAATATTTATGTGAAATTATTTATTCTATTTACTTTCTATTTAATCTTAATTTAGATAATCTTTTTTTAATTTCTTCAATTCTTTTTTTGGATAATTTAATTTTTCCGAATTTTGATGATTTATCAGAACCTTCGGATTCGGGTTCTGGTTCGGGTTCGGGTTCGGGTTCGGGCCCGGATCCGCTACCATCTGTACCTTGATATATATCCTCAGAAAGAACAGAGTAATTCTTGCCTGCAATAAAAGCAAATTCGTCTCCCTCAGGAATAAGAACTGTATTGGAATTAAATTCTTCAAGTGGTGCTACATTTAATGCATTTTCATCTTTTCTCAAATATACAAGATCAGGGGATAACTCAGCATCTTCAATTAATGTTAGCCAATAATTCATTGTTGGCATTAATGGCATACTTTCGTTGGCACGACCATTTTGATATTCAAGATCCCAAACATAATAACCACCAATGTCTTTTAATACAACTAGGTTATCAATAGCACCATTTGAATCACCAAGTGCATTTGGTATTAAATTTTCAAGTACACCAGTTTCACTATTTGCACTAAGAGTGTAAATTCCCTCTTTTGAATCAAACCCTTTATGCACTGTTATTCCATATGTAACAAAATTACCTCTATTATCTAATATTTTTTTTAATTTATCTGGATTACCTGTTAATAATTTTTCTGGGTCTTCACTAAATCCTAAACTCCATAATACCGTTGTTGGATTAACTTGTCCATCACTCCAAGCTGCTCTCATTTGTAAATTACCATTGTTAATTCTGACACCATATTGTTTTTCACTTAATACGAAAGTATCGGGTTGTAATATTTTGTCAATTTTAAATAAGTAACCATTTTGTTTTAATTTCGGGGTTTTTGGTTCATAATCAAGGACATTGGCTTCTGTACCTGGTAACCCTGAGCCATTTACAACTTGATCATATCCATTCGAGTCATTAATATAATATTGATAATCACGTCCAGTTGTATTGGTGTAATTAATAGCTCTCATATTAGCGTATCCTTTTTCAGAATCACCAAAAAATTGTCCTTCCTCATCAAAAACTGTATCATACTTTATAATATGTGCTTTCAATGTTTCTACTAATTCATTTTTCTTAAATTTTTGTGAAAGAAATGCTGAATTAACCGGTGCAAAAAATATTAAATCACCATCAGCCTTAAGAAGTTCCATCAATTCTGTCTCCCCGTTAATCAAACTAAATACACTACTTAAATCAGAATCTTTACTTAATAAGTCATAAATTGTTTCTGGCTCTGGTTCGGGTTCGGGTTGGGGTTCGGGTT